ACCTCATCCCTACCCGCCCCGCCGGAGGTAATAACGTCCGGCAGCATATCTCGGAGCGTAAGAATGGGGCTACCCGCCTTCAAGCCGCTCCCGCTAGCAAACAGTGTCCAGAACTCAGCCGCCTTCGGTTGCATCTTGAAGTTAAGCGCCACGGAGCCATGCTCTTGGTACTTCTCCGGGTCGGTATTGCTCGTCGCCATCAAGTAGTAGAGGGCACAAGCGTAAGGGAATGACAAGAATCGACTGATCCGCCGACCATCCCTACCGCCCCCGGCCTCGACGCCCCACAGAAAGAGTATTGCGTCCACCAATTTTGGGTGGTTGGCAATAAAATCCAACGCTTCCGAGTGGGGGAAGTGGGGTGCATCGGACACTTTCTGGCCCCCGGAACGCAGCCAAGCTAGCCGGATCGCCCCCGCGAGGGAGTTCGCCAGCCTCTTTTTCACGTTTTCCGTGAAGTACGTGCTGTTGATCGGGTCAACCGGCCCCTCGAACCGTCGATCCCGATACAGTACATCCCCCAAAGAACGCTTCTGGCCCAGGTCGAGGGTGTCAATTACCTCCCTGGACTCTTTTACACCTCGAACGATGATACATTCCATCGTTAAGGGGCCGTTGATGCCGAACCGCTTATACACGTTCGGTGTCCTTTGCCGCAACTGCTCGCCCAGGATGAGACCTACGAAGCGGTGGGCGCCACTCTCGACCTGATCGCAGCGGTCGATGATGATTGTTTCACCATTCAACTGCCATTTGCTCCGCAACAACTCACTCATATACCGCCGAGCGAGGGCAATCCGAAACGGCCGGTTCTTGACGTTGTTGGCTAGGAAGACTTTTGTGCGATTGTAGTCGGAGAAGTGGTAGAAAGTACGTTCATCCTTGGGTACTTCCGTCCAGCCAATCGCTTTCTTGGCTTGCTCAACCGTAAAAGCACCGTGGTTGCCTCCCTTTTGGTACACCGTGGCCGTTACAGCCTTGTGGACCACTTTGGGGGTGGGGAATTTGAGAAACACAGGTTCTTGCTTCTCACCTTTACCCTTACCTCCCTTCCCTTTTGTTGTTCCTTCGTCACCCGACTCATTTTGTTGGTGTTCCGGTCCGGATTGATGTTTCGGGACTGGCCGTCGTTTCAAACTCAAACCTGTACTCATACGTTCCCCCTTGTGTGAGATGAAAAACAGGAATCGTCAATTACTGACCTTTGCCTACTGCCCCAGCTACTCTGCCCCAGCTACTCTGCCCCAGCTACCCAGCCACCCAGCTACCCAGCTACCCAGCTACCCAGCTACCCAGCTACCCAGCTACCCAGTACCTAGCTACCCAGCTACTCTGCCCCCACACACTACCCCTACTTGTTCCATCCGTACTGGTTCCACTTACGCTTGCTGCTACTCTTTTTACCCCCTTTCTTCTCTTTTCGTTTGAAATCCTTGTACGACACCTGCGGTGTCACAGCAGCTTCGATCTCAGTCCTTGTCGAAACTTCCAGATCTCCCATCCTAATAATACGAACCATAGCTTCCTCCATCCTTGCGGTTCTAGGGATTCTGCTGTTTACAGAGTCGCACCCCGCGACAATGCACAGCAATAAACGCCACTATACCTTACCCCACCACCATATACTATATACTAGGAACTGGCGTTTATTGCACGGTTTCTGCTAGGTTTTTGCTATAACCCTAATGCTGGCAATAGGTTAGGGCAATTTTGCTAGGGGGGCTTGCACGGGTTCCCCCATTCCTATAAGGTGTGGTAGTAGTAGTAGTAACTGTCGAGGGGTAATGCCACGAACCCCCCCCCTCGCACCCAGCAAAGCAACCTAGTAGGCTCGGGCTATGCGGAAGTCGCACCCCGGCAAGTCCGAGCCACTACTAGGTCTGCTCGAAAGGGGAAACCGGGAAGTGTCGCACCAGCGCTCTCCACGATGGGAAACACTTCCCGGTCCCCGATCGAGCCGGTTAGGACTGACCATTCAAAACCCCGTCTGCTGTGGACGGGGCCAGCAACGCGGAAGTTGGTAAGGGTCTCCGAAATGGCTAAACGCCTTAAGACATACGAACCCGTTGTGTCCAACAAGGGTCGCCCTTGCAAGTATCCGTACAACGAATGGTTCGACGGACAGATACGCAGGTTGTTCCAGGGTACCATGCCTCCTGACGGAAAAGGGGATTTTGAATGCACCCTAGCAGCGATGGAAGTCACAATCCGACGTGCCGCCAAGTTTCGTGGAATCGACGTAAGCATCTTTTACGAGCACGACCCGCCCGCTCTTGTCATACAGGCGATTTTGCAAGCGTCAGCGTAAGTATAAGTTAGCTTCCCGGATAAGGCAGAGCTACGGCGTAGCAACAACCGTGGCTCTGCCAGTCCGGCCACTTCCACTCGAAAGGAATCAAATGAGCTACAACTGTTCGCTCTGCGGGGATTATGTCGAGGCCGGCAAGCCGGCACAAAAAGCCAGACTCATCATTCCAGGCGACTACAAAGAGCGAGAGCACCTGCTGTGTTCCTCCTGTTTTACCGGCTTAGCCGAGGGTATCCGCCCTCTAACACTCCAGCGTCGTCGGTTGCTACTTGGGCAACCAGTGGACAACGACACGCAACGCCATCGCTCAATCTCTACTTCAACCCCACCCAATTTGGAGACGTGATGATCGACCTACCCACCCCTAAGGTTGTTGGCTCGGACAAAAAGTCGCTAGCGTTGGATCAGTGTAAGCAAGAATGCTTAATCCAACTCTCTCATCTCCTTCACTTTATTGCACTTCTAGTCCGAGAGATGGTCCTTGAAGCAGTAACTACCAAAAACGTCAAACAACTTGGTTTCCTTGGTTTCCACAAAAAGGACAAACCACAAAGATGAGCCAAGCAGCTTGGAAAAAATCGGAACAACGCCTGGCTGCCCTATTCGGGGCCAGACGACGACCCCTCAGTGGTGGAAACCAGGGCGGAGGGCGTGACGATGGGATGCACCCCATTCTGTTCCTGGAGAACAAGCACGGCAAACAATGTGCCGGGTTAGTCAGTCTTTTTGAACAAACCGCACTTAAAGCCAAGAAAGAGGGCCGAGTACCAGTCATTGGTGTCCAAGCCAAGTATCGCGGTACCGTCCTCATCTTCGCAGCAATTGACTTCGAGCGTGTAGCCCAAGAGTGGGCCATCGCCCACGGGTACCACTTCGGAACCACGGCCGAGGTTCTAACAGCTATTGGACATCCCCCAAAGAAAACCACTGGGAGACAAGGATGAGCGTTACGATTCACAAAATGCTGATGCCAAGCTGGGAGCGTCATAAAGCGGCGTGGTGTAACTGTACTAGATGTCCACTGGCACACGAACGACAGCAGGTTATCTTGTACCGGGGTTTCCTGCCGTGCGACGTGTTGTTTGTGGGGGAGGCACCCGGCGAGTCCGAAAACGTGCGTGGGGAACCTTTCGTCGGACCCGCCGGGCAGCTTCTCAACAGCCTTATTGCAGAGGTTGAAGTGGGTGGCAGTACAAAGGACCCAGGTTTCCGGTACGGTGTCACCAATATCGTTGCTTGTATCCCCTGGGATGGCGACGAGGGCCATACTAGGGAACCTAAGAAAGAGGAAGCTGCCGCTTGTTCCAATCGACTTGCAGAGATTATGCGGTTGGCCCAACCCCGCCTAGTCGCTTGTCTTGGCCGAGTAGCCCAGCGTTTTCTACCAAGGGACTTTGGTTCCTTCACGGACTGTCATAAACCGGAGGTGATCCACCTCGTTCACCCAGCCGCTATTCTACGCGAAGTAAACGAAGTAAACAGCGGAACTGCTGCCCTAATGGAAAAGCGGTTTATTGTCACCCTTAAAGCAAAGCTGGAGGAAGTGCTATGCAAACGTTGACTCGATTACTCATTTGGCTTTGGGTAGCTGTAAAGCTACTTGCTTTCATGGTCGGCCTTGGTTACATCATCATTGTAATTTGCAACGCTCTAGTACTAGGTGCAGAGGAACTACCCACCCCGTTCGTTCTAGGTCGCGAACACCCTGTTATAGTTCGCTCTGTGTACGACGGGGACACTTTCACGCTCGATATTGACCTGGACTTTGGCTTCTGGCTAAAGGGTGAGACTGTGCGGGCAATGGGCTACGACGCATGGGAGGTAACACGCACCCGCAAAACAGTCGGTGAGATAACCGACCAGGAGATTGCTAAAGGAAAAGAGGCCCGTACCTACGTCGAAAACCTGTTCCGTAACGCTAAGGTAGTCACCTGTGAATCCTCAGTTATTATAAACCAGGATTTCGACGGTACCACCCTCGCTCGTCGTTACCGCGACCCCTACGGACGGCTCTTGTTGTTCATTCGTGTGGATGGCAAGCTACTAGCCAAACTGATGGAGGAACGTGGCTATGTGCGAAAATAGGAACGACAACCATGACTACTGGACACTCGTTCTGGCTGGTATCGTATCACTAATATCGTGGATTCCACTTCTCCTCTACGTATACAAGTTTTGCCTTTAGCACACGCTCAGGTTTCCCATGCGACTTTTATTACGTGCTCTGAGGAGGGCGATACTCAGATGGCTCGTTTCCCATTATCGCCGGTCAAGGAGAAACTGTATGGCTATTTCACAGGGTACGCGAGATTTGATCGAGGCTGCCTCCCAAGCTGACGATGCTGTTGATGTTGCCCGTACCGACGTGGCCCAAAAACGGCAAACTACCGCCGACGCTCAGGCCGCTCAGGCCGCAAGCGAACTGGAACTGGACGCGAGGATGATCGACCGCGACCAGAAAAAGGGAGCTGCCTTCGACGCTCTCATCGCCGAATTGGGGGACTAGTTCTAGCTACCTCGGCCCCCAGCTTAGGGAATTATTGCTCGTAGCAGTAACACTCCCTTTGAAGTGGTGGGGCGGGCGCCACCATGACATCCGCCTCACCCTTTTCATTTCCATTCCATTGCACTAATAAAAACCATGCCACCCAGAACACTTCCCAAAAAACGCAAAACAGCCCCAGTAAATATTGTGGCAACCCCAAATCTTAAACATTCATTATGGCAAGGCCCGGAGAAGGACGGAATAACTTTCTCGTTACTATCTCGGTTCCTTTGCTGTCGTGAACGATTTCGTCTTCGCGTGGTCGAGGGGTTGGTTGAGGACGAAGGCTTTAACCACACCATTGAGTTTGGCTCGATCTGGCACGCCGGCGAAGAGGCCTTTGCTCGAAAGAATGACTGGGCACAGGCAATGGCAAACTACACATCCGTTTTGTTTCAGAAGTACCCCACCGATGAAAAAGAGATTGCCAAGTGGTATTCTATCGCCAAAGCCCAATTCCCCATCTACATCGACTACTGGCGACACCACCCCGACCAGCGGAGGCGGCGGCCGGTTCTTGAGGAAGCTGCTTTTCGCGTACCGTACCTGCTGCCATCTGGTCGTAAGGTTATTCTTCGTGGCAAATTTGATTGCGTCCTCCTTCTCGGAAATTCGCTGTACTTACAGGAGAACAAAACAAAGGGAACTATTGATGAGGAGGGAATCCAAAAAACCGTTGCCCAAAACTTGCAAACGATGCTCTACCAGATAGCCCTTCGACAGTCATTGCAACACATCGCAACAGCGGGACAGAATGACTGGTTTATAACCAACATCTGTGGTTCCAGACCGCATGAAAGTATTTTGTGTGAGCTAACCCCATTTCGTTCACCAAAGAGGGGCTACAAGATAGGTGGTGTCATCTACAACGTAGTCCGTCGGCCACTAGCGGATCGTTTCGCGATCAAACAACGTAAGAGCGAAACCTTACCCCAATTCTACAAACGGCTTGCCAGCGTCATCAAAGGAAAACCAGACTATTTCTTCCACCGTTGGAACGTTGGGTTGCAACAGTCGGACATCAATCGCTTCCGCCAGCGAGTGTTCGACCCCATACTCGAACAACTTTGCGACTGGTGGGAATGGGTATCTGTAGATCCTTTCGACCCTTGGACCCCTCGGATGCTATTTCGCGTTCAAAGCTCAAACGAGTGGAAGCTAGCTATGGTTAGTAACACCCACAAAACATCTCTCCCCCGCAACCAAACCCACTTCCAAGCCCCCTGGGGAGTCTATAACTCTCTAGCTGGCGGGTTTCGAGGTGACTACTTTGACTTTCTCACTTCCGAGGGCCGACGCACTTCTGGCCTTCGTAAAATCGACAATCTCTACCCTGAACTAACCTCGGAGTGAACCATGCGACTTATCTTCGAGTTGGAAGGAAAAGAAAATGATTTGGATATAACCCAGTTAGTAACCCAGTTTACTTACTGGAGTGACGAATTGCGTTCGTTGCTAATACACTCCATACCCAACCAACTCCAGCCACTATCTCAAGCACAGAACCCTTCTAACCACGGAGAAACCGATGGCTCAAGTAACGAAACAGACATCGCGACCGAAACCACAAACACGACCCCAGCCCCCGTCGAACACGTCATCATCGAATGGGAAGAAGAGCAGCTTGGTACCAAAGAGTACCCGGCCGTCGTCAAGCAGATCAAGCGACACGCCACAATCCGCCGGCTTCCTGGGTAAAGACCCGCTGGGCATGGTTGTATATGGGCCTAGTGGTGTTGGTAAGACTTCGTTCTGTGCCAACTTCCCCAAGGTCGGCGTCATCCACGATCCGCAAGAGGGCGGTATCCTCAGTCTGTTACAATTCAAGCAATGCCCCGAACCTGTGTTCCACAAAGAGATGGACAACTTTGAGAAAACCTTGCTCTTTCTCGAAAAGGTAGCAACAGACACATTGGGCATTCGCACCCTCGTCGCTGATTCTGCCACCGGGTTCGAGAAACTCTGTTTCCAGTACCACTGTCGAGAACACTTCGACAACGACTGGTCAAAAGAGGGTTTCTACTCATACCAACAAGGCCCGAAGAACGCTGCCAAAACGGATTGGCCCATGCTCGTTGATGCACTCGACAACGTGCGGCGTGCCGGCATTAACGTCATCATCATCGCCCACTCGCAGGTCAAGAACTTTCAGAACCCAGTCGGCCCGGACTACGACAAGTACACGCCATACTTGGACAAGGAAAGCTGGCAGGTTCTCCACCGCTGGGCACAAGCTGTACTCTTTTACAACTACTACGTTGACATCGAGAAAAAGAAGGGAGGAATTAAACCAAAGGTCAAAGAGGAAACTGAGTGTCGGCAAATCTATACCCAACACTCCGCCGCGTTCGATGCGAAGAACTGGTACGGTCTGGAACCAATCATCGACGCCGGCGATTCCGGTACGGATGCTTTCGACAACTTCGTGCGTGCGTTCAAATCAGCAGGCAAGTGAACTTGCTAATAAACGCCGCGTTTCACCACTCTCCCCCAAAGAAAAGGAAAGCCCTATGGCTGCTAACACAAAGTTCTCCAAGGCCATCCAAAAGATGAAGAAGATCGGCAAGGGTGCCTGGAGCCGCTCCCGACAGAAAGAGGCAAAGGCTCGTGGTGCCAGGCTTCCCGGCGGTCTCATCAACGCCGTTGCCAAGCTCTCCAGCTACAACATCGGTGAATACGATAACGGCACGCCTTTCGTCAGCATCACCGGCATCGTTGTGGAACCGGAGGAACATGCGGGCGTCCGGGCCGTTACCAAACACCGACTGGAGGAAAACGACCGACAGACAATCGACGAGGCGTTCGACAAATTGTCCTCTGATATCCAACTGCTCGGCGGCAAGACCGACGAAATGTCCGAGGATGACATTCCGAAGGAACTGACCCGGCTTTGCAAGGCTAGTCCCTACTACAAGTTCAACACGGTCGCTTGGGAGTTCAACGGCCGGAGTGGCACAGCCTGTCTCATCCAAGGGTTGTGTGACGAGGACTTCACACCGGCCGATCCGGTGGAGATTGTCGAGGAACCCGACGCTGACGAGGATGAAAACGACCTGGATTCGCTTTCCCGCACCGAACTGAAAGCCCTCATCACCGAGGAGGAGCTGGATGTTAAAGTTAACAAAGGAATGTCAGACGACGACATTCGCGAGGCGATCCGACAAGCCCGGCCGGGCAGCGACTATGAGGAGGAAGGTGACGAGGACGAGGAGGCTAAACCCGGCGATGAGGGTGAAGAGGAGGAGGAAGAGGAGGAGATCGACGAGGGCAGCAATGGCGAGGACTGGAAACCCGCCAAGGAAGATATCTACAACTTCAAAGCCCCCGGTACTCGCAAGTCTGATGAGTGCGAAGTTACCTCGGTCAACGAACGGAAGCGAATCGTCAGCCTGAAACGCCTCCGCGACAAAAAGCTGTTCAAGGACGTTTCGTGGGACAAGCTCGAGTCCGCCGGCGAGTAGGTGGTCGGCGAGTCCTTTGTACCAAAATCGCTAGGATTGTCAGCTAACCCTACAGTGGGAGGAAGTGCGAACCGTGCCCAGGGATTAAACAAGCGACGCGGGTTATGCCGCAGGATGCGTCTCTGGCCTCCCACCACATTTCAAACACATTGGAGAACTAACTAAAATGGCTACGGTTAGTGCAAAACTTGTTAGTGCAATACTTGAAGCCCAGCCCGATGCTCTGGGTCGCCCCGTTGACGTTTTCAACATAAAGGTGGGTCAAGACTTCAAACTCGACCTGCTTGTCCGAAACTACGACCCGAGGTGTGTCGGGGTCAGCCTGCTGAGCCTTAATCTTCGCTGGGACCCAAAAATCCTGGAGGAGATTACCCCCGACATACGAAAGTTAGTTACCCCCTATTTCCCCTCGACTGGCTTTGTGACTAGGGCAAGTGGTCAGATCATCAACCTTTCCGGCCACTACCACCCATTCGCTCATGGCCGGGGTGGGATAGGCAGGTTCATAGGTCAAGGAAAACACGAACGGTTCGTGACATTCCATTTCAAGGCTCTCAGCATAGGAACCACCGCTCTCAACTTCTCCTTCGGGCGGAATGGCTCTGCGTTATTCACCGAGGCGAATTGGAGCGTCCCGATAAGAACGCCGCAAATGTCTTGGCCCAACGTTATGGTTTACGTGAAATGATCCAACCCAAGCCAACCCGCTACGGCCCTTATTTGTTCAAGAGCCGTCTGGAAGCACGCTGGGCAGTCTTTCTCGATAACTGCCCCAGCGTACTTCGATGGAGTTACGAACCAGTCCGCTTTCGTGAACTCCAAACGGGTTGGGATTACACACCCGACTTTAGTGTTGTCACCGCTGGTCGAAAGTTGTATTTGGAGGTCAAACCTATATTCCCAACAGCCGAGTACCTCCATGTCCTCCAAGTATTTGCCATTGCTATCGCCCAGCAAGACAGGAACCTATCGTTTCGACCCGGCAAGCCCCCATTATTACAGGCACTTGTTCTCGGTTACGGCAACTTCTGGGACGACGATATAACTTTGCTCTCCGTAGAATCCCCAAACCTTCGCTTCTCACTCCAGAGCGTGTTTGCCAATTCTAAAACCGCACGTATCCTTGCCAACAACTATCGCTTCGACCTCCCCCAAAGAAAGAAAGGCCGCAGACGCAAATGAAACTACTGGCAGTTGACACGGAAACTACCGGAGTCGATTTGTGGCACGGGTGCAAGCCCTTCTACGTTTCGACCTGTAACGAGGATGGGGCAATGCGATCCTGGGAATGGGATGTGAACCCAGAGACACGGGAACCTATCATCCCGCAACGAGAAAAGCGTGAGGTTTACCTTTACCTCGCCAAGCACCAACTCATCTTTCATAATACAAAGTTTGACGTGCGTGGTTTGAATCGTATCGGTATCACCATCGACCGATGGGATATGCACGACACACTGGTTGCCAGCCACGTTGTTGCTTCTGGGGAATCACATAAGTTGAAAGATTTGGCTTTGTTACACCTCGGTATCGACGATAGGGATCAGCAGTCACTGCAAGAGGCTGTTAATGAGGCACGTCGCTACGGTCGTTCGCTAGGTTGGCGAATCGCCAAAGTTGGTGATCCACATTTCCCTGCTATGAAAAAGACAGCCAAGGATGGTTGGTGGCCTATGGATATGTGGTTGCCGCGTGCGGTTGCAAAGCACGCCGGCTATCCGAAAAATCATCGTTTCTGGAGCGTATGCTCGAACTACGCCGATACCGACGCCGAGCGTACCATAGGTTTATGGTACGCTCTTTGGGATGAGATGAAACAGGAGGACTTACTCGATATTTACGAAACCCGTCGCAGGCTTTTGGAAGTTACGTTTATTATGGAAGAACGTGGAGTTACAGTAAACCGTAGCCGCTTAATAAACGCCAGAAAAATATATATACGTAAAGCCCAAGCAGCCGAATCACTCTGTTTTAGGCTGGCCGACTTCAAGGTCGATAACTTAGCTAGCCCCAAACAAGTCGAAGGTCTTCTATACGGTAACTTCGGCCTCAAACCGATCAAACAGACAAAGGCGAGCACGCCCGACAACCCACACTTTGCTACCGACAAAGATACAATCAGCAAACTCCAAACACAAGTGCGACCACAAAGTAGGGCTGGGTTGTTCCTCACTAATCTGGTTGCCAATCGTAAAAATCGCAAAGCTGCAAGCTATCTCGACGAGTACGAAATACGTGGGATGACACCCTACTATCTCGATATGAAAGCACAGCGGTTGTGGTGGGTTCTAAACCCTAACTTTAATATCACTGGTACTCGCACCCCGCGATTCTCCAGCAACAGCCCAAACCAGCAGAACGTGTCGAAGCAAGAGGTTCGTGACGAGGATGGCAATATCGTTGAATCTTACAACCTTCGAGAGGTGTTCGGGCCTGTACCGGGTCGCGAATGGTATTCACAAGATTATGAGAACATCGAACTTCGCATCTTTGCATATTCATCAGGGGACAAGCGGCTTATCAAAGCCTTTGAATCCGGGTACAGTGTCCATCTACTCATAGCCGAAATTCTCTTTCCTAAAGAGTGGAAGCTATGCCAGCGACTTGGCGTGTCGTTCAAGGATTATTACAAATCGACACTTTACCAGTGGACTAAAAACGGCAACTTCTCTATTATCTACGGGGCCAGTGAGGCTAAGGCCGACTCAACTTACCATTTGGATGGTGCTTATGCCAAGGTACGCAAAGAGTTTCCACTTATAAGGCGAGTAACTGAGGAAAAGTCGAACGAAGCCAGGGAATACGGTTACGTGACTACTCTAGGTGGTTATCGCCTCCAGGTGGCTAGCAACGAACCGCACAAAGCACTCAACTATTTTGTCCAGGGTACTGCCGGCTGGTGCATAATCCTAGGTATGGTCCGCATTTTCGAGTACCTACGAGATTTTCCCAGCTACTACATGATTATGCAAATCCACGACGAACTGGACTTCGACTTTCCAAAGCACAAACGGAATCTTGCAATAATCTCTGAATGTGCTAGATTGATGGCCCAAAGTGGTGGTGATATTGGTATTCCTACCCCAGTCGATGTTTCCCGCCACCGACAGACCTGGGCACAAGGCGAGCACGTCACCACTACATCCCTAGATAATTCACGGATCGCAGTATAGGAGTAAACATGGGTCATAAAGATCTCGGTGTACGAAACTACAACCCTTCCCTTGCCGCCCAGCAAACCAAAACTGGCAAGACCTACTTGGACAAAATTCGTAAGTTATCCCCTTACGAACGGTTGCTGTATTGGGTTTGCGAACGGCACCAAATCCACATCAACCGTTTTCCAGAGGGTGCCTACCCAACCGGCTGGTCCACAACAAACGGAACCACGAGACGACAACGAACTCGGCATGTCAGTCAGACCGACCCACCTTGGACCGAAGACCCAATCCTCCAAACTGTATTCTTTTGCAACCCTTATCGGGAGAATGACAAAGTTACCGCTTACCTTCGCGATAATTTTAGGGAGAAGAACAAAAACAGCCCGTCGGCTTTTATGGGGTGTATTCTGCTCCGCTGGTACAATTATATCCCAACTATGTCGAAGTTAATAAAAGCCGGGATTCCACACTCATTCGATACCGGCAAAGGCAAGCATGGTTGGGACTTACGTACCTACCTCTCTATGTTAACCAAATTGCGTGACGAACGAAACGAACAGCTCTTTGGTGGTGCCTACATTATCCGCCCAATCGTTGATGGTAAGACAGGCGCTCGCAAGGTGGAGAGCATTGGCGAGTTACTTACCAATATGGCACTCGACGCCGACCTTTATCCACAAATTACTGGCAAGCACAAAACCCTGATGGGTCTTTCGCCCAGAACTTACGAGTCTTTGGGTAGTTCGACAGACGAAGACCAAGCCGGTTCGATGGCTTTTGCCTTTGCTCGACTCCGCGAGTTTAGTGGGATGGGCAAGTTTTACAACTACCAGTTTATAGGGGACTTAGCTTACACCCACGTACTCCACAACGCTCCAGATTGGTTGACCTGGGGGTTCTGTGGCCCCGGTACCTCGCGAGGGTTGGTACGTCTTAACTGCCCATCTGGTAAAGCTACGTTACCGAACGGCAAGCGACTCCCTCGCCTTATGCCACTCCAACGAGGCTGGCAGGAACGATTGTTGCACGTCCAGGAACGAGTGAATAAGGATTTGAACCTTTCCCCCAAAAAAGATAGCAAGAACGGCGGCGAGGTTAGGCGGATGCAATACATCCACATGAGAGACTTGTGCAACTGTCTTTGCGAGTACGATAAGTACGAGCGTGCCCTATTCAACGAACGGTCAATAAAGCGACCGTATTACGGACAAGGCAATTAAATGGATAGACTAATCACAAACCTGCGTGCGTCGTTACACAAATACAGGTCCAAACAGGAGAGTATTATGACTGAGTTGCACAACCAGCGTGCGTCCGGGGACACGCAAGTATCCTTGATACTAAAATCGAAGTGTTCCGTTTGCAACGAATACCACGTTTGCAGGGACCACACATTCATGACAGTAAAAGCTGCCGCCGAGTTTTTGTTAAGTCATTTGGCACCTATCGACGTTCAGCATCTTGCCGATATGCACGTCGCTCGTCGAGGGGGTGAACAATGATACTTGATCGTGCCAAACTCGCTCGTATGATCCCCCGTTTCCGTGAAGTTGTCAAATCCCTTATCGGTGAGGCTAACGTAACCGACAACGAATTGACTGGCCTCGATATCCTGGAAACGTTCGATCAGATACAACAACGACTTGCTATCTTGGAGCAATACTTCAAGGTAGGTCGCCCCCAGATTCTGACACCCACCCAACGCGAGGAGGATGATTGATGCACAACGTACCAATGATTACCGATGTGCGAGACTTCCATCTGGCTTTTCGTCACCCTGTTGTCGAGCGACCATCTCTCCCAATCATGCAACGTAGGATGCTACGGCGACACTTGAACTACGGGGAATGGCAAGAACTGGAAAGTTCGATGGATAAGCTCGAGTCCCCGAACGAATTAACCCAGTTGGAAGGGCTTATCCAAGTTGCTGATGATATTGCCGACCTGATCTATGTTCTGATCGGGATGGCTTTAGAATACGGTATTCCTTTGGATGCTGTATGGCGGGCCGTACAGCGAGCCAATATGGCTAAGCTAGGACCGAACGGCTTGTCGATGTATGACGTTAATGGCAAGGTGTGCAAGCCTCTTGGTTGGTCGCCACCGGATATCAAACAAATTCTCATCAACCACGGATTGGAGGTACCTAAATGATTTATGCACTTGTTCAGATTGTCAAGTTGCATGGTCGTAACTACGGGCATAGCCTTGTTGCTGAGGTTAATGCTTCGAGTACGCAAGAGGCATTCATGTTCTTTGCTAGTCACTACAAAGAACTACCCAGGGATTATTACATCCATACACCAAACTGCCAGCACCTCCCATACGCTCGTACCTCCCGACACGGGCATATAAGGGAAGCCCAAGGTATCGTGGACGAGAGTTTTCGCAAGGCCCGGCCGTTAGTAGAAGGGGCTGAACCCCCAGAGCGTAAAACTACCCGCCCACCGCGTCGTGTTTTCCCACGTCACTAGCTTTCAAGGACAGAACCATGCACTATTTCTTCCGCAACGTGAACGATGCTTTTGCTGGGGTGGTCGATCAGCTTGCTGTTAGTGACAAGAACAACAAAGCAACACTCAGTGTACCCGTAAGCAGACATCCCAGTCGCTACGGTGAAGTGCTCCAAATCACAGAACCAGTAACCTTAACCTACTCCCACCCTTGGGAACGAGTCCTGTTTAGCCGGAAACGAGATTGCAACCCATTCTTCCACCTCTTTGAAGCTCTGTGGATGCTGGCAGGCCGTAGAGACGTGGAATTTCTCGCCTACTTCAATCCCCGAATGCGTGAATTTTCAGACAATAGCAAAACTTTGTGGGGTGCCTATGGCTATCGCTGGCGACGTGCTTCGTCCCTCTATCCTTTGGAAGATCAAGACCAGATAGAGAATACTATCAATGAACTCAAGGTGGACCCTTATAGTCGTCGTTGTGTAATCGCCCACTGGCGGGATGTTGATTGGTGTGCTATCCACGCTCATAGCAAAGACATACCGTGCAACACACATATCTATTTCCAGATACTGGACGGTAAACTGGAAATGACTGTATGCAATCGCAGTAACGATATGATTTGGGGGGCGTTAGGGGCCAACTATGTCCATTTCACTTTCCTCCAAGAATACATCGCTTTGGCCCTTAACGTGGCGATGGGTCGTTACCATCACTTCTCCACAAATATGCACGTTTACATAAACAACTGGAAACCTGACTTATGGCTGTCTGATCAATCAGCGGACGGGGGGCTCCAATACCCTTCGTCTGCATTTTCTACTCCTCTTGTTCTTTATAGTAACCGAGCATCCTTCGACACCAAACTCCCCGACTTACTGGACTGGGCTACCGAGCACGTAAACCACCAAGCTACCTATCATTGGGATGTGCCGTTCTTCGATGGTGTTGTCCACTACGCTGCCAAAGCGTTCGCCCTCTACAAACAAAAACGATACGATGATGCCCTTGCACTATGCCGTCTAATTCACTCGTTCGATTGGCGAGTAGCTTGCCACGAATGGGTACTCCGCCGCAAGTTGCGTGCAAAGACCAACTTCCCCGAACTTGAAGTGAAGGACAACGATTATGTATAGTTTTTCATCCACAAAACAAAGTTTAACAACCTTTCCCACCTTCGGACAACATTTACCCCAAGTGAACAAACATGACTATCGAGACAACTGACCGCCACCCGGACACTGATTTTTGGGTTGCTGTCCAGCAAACAGACATTACCCAACTCACTGAAAAAGAGAAAACCTACAAAGGTTCTTGGAAACGTCGCGGTGGTCGCGGGGCATGGTTCACCATCGCTCGACCTCTTGATCGGCTGGAAGTTATTGTTAACCGTTTTGACGATGACATATTCAAAGCCTGCGAGGCTGATGATACCGGGGCCGACGGTTCCGCCTTGGCATGTATCCGCGATCTACGTCGCTACTTTACCCTCCTCGAAGCTGAAATCATTCGGCGGAAGCGAGTTTGGGGTGGTAAAGTTGCTGTAGCCCGTTCCCTCGACAACCCCGACCCAATCCGTTCACCAACTTCAATCGCTTACGACAATGAGCTACTCAACTCTTCTGATATGGGAGAACCCCGTGGTTAAACTCAAAGACGCCCCAGACAAAGTCAAGCCTTTCCTTTTCTTTGGGGTGGAGTGCGACCCACACCCCAAACAGACACAAGGTACTTGCCCTTTCTGCCACGCTGAAAAACTCGGTATCGAATCCGAAACCGGAAAGTGGCAATGCCTCAAGTGCAAAGCCGGGGGCAATATCTATTCGTTTCTTCGCGTTCTGTACGACGAGTCCTATCAACAAAGCGGTAATGTACGCGACTATAACGCTTTCGCCAGCGAACGGAATCTCCGCCCCGAAACACTGAGGGCTTGGGGGTTAGTAAAATCCGTTACCACTGGTGACTGGTTGTTACCAGGTTATAACGAAACCGGGAAACTTACAAACCTCTACAAGCTGGCTGAGGTGGGTGGTAAGCAACGTGCTCTCTCCACCCCAGGCTGCAAACTCCAACCGTTCGGCACTTTATTGCTCAAGACCGAGCACAAAACGCTCTACATTACTGAGGGCTGGAGTGACGGTATGAAGTTGTGGGAAACCCTACAAACTCTTCGAGCCGGGGCGAACGGGCTAATAAAAACCAAAAATCCAACCCAAGCCCTAGCAGCTACAAGCGGCGTCCTCGCCATGCCAGGGGCCGCCGCTTTCCAAGAGTCGTGGCTAACCCACCTTGCCAATCGGCACGTTATTCTACTCTTAGACAACGACCACCCCAAACGATTTCCTCCAGACCACCCCAAGGCCGGCAAGGTGATGCTCCACCCAAAAACCCGTAATAAGATTATACCGGGTTGGGATGGACAACAGCGTATAATTACTATGGCCCAGAAAGCCGATACCCCGCCCAAGTCTATGAAACAGATTGTATGGGGCGACGGCGGGTTCGACCCTGAAATGACAGACGGCCTGGACATTCGCGACATTATCAACGAGATCGGCCCGCTCGCCGGGGTCCAGTATTTGCTGGACAGGGTTCAGCCCGTTCAACTCTCCCCAAAGAAAACCGAACCCGGTCAAGCTGTAGCTGTCGACCCAGTTGAATGCACCACCTTCACAAACCTTACAAAGCACTACCATGATACACTCCACTTCTCGCGACAGATGGAAGATTCACTGGTAGTCATGCTAGCTGTTGTTCTCTCGACCGATCTGCGAGGGGATCAATTATGGTTGCGTGTTATCGGCCCACCAGGGTCCGGCAAATCAACGCTCGCCGAAGCCATCACCGCTGCCCAGGACTATATTTACGCTTCGTCCCTTTTTACTGGGTTCCACTCAGGCTACTTGGGGGACAAAGGCGAACGAGCCAAAGGTTCGGCCTCTCTGGTCCCCCAGATGGACGGAAAAACAGTTGTTATAAAGGATGGTGACACTTTGCTCAACTCGTCGGGTTGCAACCGCATTCTATCAGAGTTACGTGACCTATATGACGGCACTTCCAGAGCCAGGTACCGTAACCGCGAGCAAGGGTTATACGAAGGTCTACGTATCACGTTCATCTTGTGTGGAACCGACGAGCTTCGGTCCTTGAACCGAACGCACTTAGGGGAACGGTTCTTGGATTGTGAGGTGTTAGGTAACGAGGATACTACCCCTTACCTGAACCGTGCAATCAAAAACGCTTTCTCCCAATTATCGACCGGGCTTGCCAATGGTTCTCCCGACCACACTGGGGTTGGTGTTGAAGATAATATGCTGGTTATCAAGCAGGCTACATTCGGTTTTATCAGACACTTAAAGGAAACACTCTCCAGTACCACCCCGCCGACCCATACCACCGAAGTCGATAATGTCATTGGGGCACTAGCCCAGATAGTCTCTTACGCCCGTGCCCACGTCAAGCGTGACGGGCAGGATATCTCTTACCGGCCACGACCGGAGTTGGCAACCCGGTTGGGTGCCCAGTTTACTCGGCTCTCTGTTTGTATGGCAATCGTTCTCGGAAAACAAGAGTTGGATAAAACCGTGGTTCGTATCTTGCGAAAAGTAGCCCATGACACCTGCCAGGGTTTCCGCTTCGAGGTAATGAATCTTTTAGCCAGCAGACCCAGCTTATCCGCTGTCCAGTTATCGAGGAAACTCGGCTTAGCCGAAACCGCCGTTCGGCGGTTGTTGTATGACATGCTCGAGTTTAAGATCATCGAGCGTGTCTCCCGGCCCAATAACTCCGGACAACGTGGTCGCGACGTTCACCTGTGGAAGTTAACGCAAGCCATCCACTCTCTCTGGAAGGTTGCGTTTGGTCACTAACCTTGGAAAGGAATTACCATGCTTATCCTAACTCGTAGCGTTAAGGACAAAATCATTATACCGGATGTCGGCATTATTATCACCTTAACAGAGATTTATCGCGATGGTCGTCGTGCCAGGATCGGGATTGAAGCACCCGAAAATATGAAGATATACAGGCACGAATTGATGACAAAGGACCAACGGGATATAGCAGAACAGATAATGCGAGGCGAGCGGCCCCTTGGGGCTTGCTATATCCCTAGCATAAAAGCGGCCTATGAAACTACACAAAATAGGCAAACTAGGGAAACCAGCCCATAAAGCCCCCAGCCATCGCGTATTTGCGTTTAACCTACCTACCACACATACTACTACAAGGCCCCGCACATTGCCCCCAGCCCCAGCCCAGCCCACTGCACAAGCTAGGGGGTCGGGGTCGCACCTCGCGACCCAGCCCCAGCCCCGTAACTGCCAAAATGGCAGCCCCCTATTAACATAAACGAGGGTTTATATGTTCCCCCGATGGAGTCTCGGTTTTGGGTAAGGCCAAAGCCGACCCGACCAAGGCAAAAGACAAACGAACCACTTCCATTAAACCCCGGAGAAAACGCCCCACGAAGTTAGTCAGTTTTACACCACCACCGAAGAAAGGTCGTCCAAAAGGATCTAAGGACAAAAAAGTTCCTAGTGTCCTCCAAGCTATAATCGACAAGCGAGTAGCCGATCTCACGGACGGCACGCCCAAGCCGATTCTATCTCGTGCTTCTTCTGACCACGGCAGGCACGAGAAGTTGGAGGAGGGTGAACTACTCCACCGAGCTAGGGTTCATGCAAACGCTTACCGGCAAGCCCGGATGCGAGCAGGTCGTGACATCGCCCCGATCCCCACCGACGAAATTAACTGGGAGCGGAGGAAGGCTTGTCGTCGCAACCTCAAGCTATTCAGCGAAACGTACCTCCCCCGCGTATTCAAGTTGGCATGGTCTGACGACCAGCTACGCTGTGTTGCCAAAGAACAGAGCGTAATCTTGGACGGTGGGAAGTTTTGCATGGCCCAACCTCGCGGCGGTGGTAAGACTGCCATTTGCCGCTCCGGCTTGCTCTGGGCCTCTGCTTATGCCCACCGTCGCTTTATGTTCTTTCTTGGGAGCAAGGAACAGAAAGCCGCCCAGACGCTCGACTTTGTCCGCCAGTATTGGTACCGTAGCGACCTGCTACGCCAAGACTTTCCAGAGATAGCTTGGGCGGTTTACAAGCTGGAGAATCGCTGGCAGCTTGCCAAAGGCCAGCTATACATGGACGAGCCTACCTATATCGAATGGGGAACTAACCGGATTCGTTTCCCTAGCTTGATCCTCCCCAAAGAGATAGCCGACGAGTACGAAGCCAATGATTCTGAGTGCTTGCTTTGGGTTCCAGAGATAAAAGCGTTCGTTCACAAAACGGCTGGTATCATTCTTGGTACCAATGGGATTGACGGTTCGATTCGAGGTGAAGCTGAGGTTCACCCGATCACCCTCGAACAGCCCCGCCCCGATTTGGTTCTGCTTGACGATGTCCAAAAGGATCAAAAGGCAGATTCCCCCGTTGCTTGCGAACGGCTGGTGCGCCTCATCGACGGTGCCATTCAGGGTCTAGGTGGGCCAGGCGAGGAGATTGCCGCTTTGATGCCGTGTACCGTCATTCGTGAGGGTGACGTGGCCGATACCTACCTAGATCATATCAGAAAACCGGAATGGCGTGGTGAGCGATGTGCGATGGTCAAATCCTGGCCCCCCGGTATTACAGACACCGAAATTACGAATGATACTGAACCTGGTAAACTCTGGAACGAATATGCCGAGTTACGCCGTCGCTCACTCAAAGTGTTTCAGGACATGCGGCTTTGCACGGAATTTTACGGAGAACACCGCGAGGTGATGGATCGAGGGTTTGTAGTTTCTTGGACAGAACGCTATATTCGCAAGGGACCGAATGTCGAGTTGTCTGCCCAACAGCATTCTATGAACCTTCGATTGGAAGCCCCTACCAGTTTTCTTGCAGAGTACCAAAACATCGGCAGGAAACTCCATGCCGAGGGTAGTATCCTTATCACCGCTTCGCAACTTGCGGAGAAAAAGGTCATTCCTGTCCCAGAGTTTGACCTACCACTGGAAACCGAACACGTCACCGCTTTCATCGATGTTCAGAATGAAATCTTATTTTACCTAGTCCTCGGCGTTTCACCCGACTTTGATGGCTTTATCACAACTTACGGTACGTGGCCCGAAGTAAATGTCCCATATTTCCAAAAGTACCAGGCAGAGGGCTGGTCCCTTATAACACGGGCATTCTTTAACCGTTACCCAGAACACCAAGACAAAGCATTGCTTACCAGTGACGGCAAACGTCGTGCTCCGTTAGAAGCCAAAATCTTCTTCGCACTCCAAGAATGCACCAAACACCTACTCTCTATGCGGTTTCGCCGTCGGGGGCAACACCCCAAGACATTTGAGGTTGACAAGCTGGGCATCGATACTCGCTGGGGTATGGCAAGCGAAGCTATCAAACGCTTTATCCGAGAGCAAGGTACAAATCGGATCGTTCCCTGTTATGGTCAGTCGTTTCCACCAACCAAAAAACAGTTAGAGGAGTACGAGCGTCGTCCAGATTGGACGTTCGAGAATACACTCTGCCCAAACGTTCGCGAGGATAAATGGGTGATTCGACCTAACCCTGATGGGATGTATTACCTGAACAACGACGTTGATCGGCTTAAAGATTTTGTTTTCGCCCGCCTCGCCACCCCGCCAGGGGCCAAAGGGTCAATCTCTCTTTACCATGCCCCAGCAGAGCGACATGAGATGTTCTCGCACCATATTTGCTCATCTGAGTATCCGGAAGCTGTCACCGCTCGTATGATGACAAAAAATATGTGGCAGGTTCGGGAAGTATCTACATTCGACAACGATTGGTTGGACTGCCTAGTAGGGTGCTGTGCTCTCGCTGGAACCCGTGGTGCCTCATATAAAACACCGGAAGGTATGCCACAAGCAAGCCACCGCAAACTTTCCGACGTGTTTAGGAGGAAACGAGCCTGATGCCGCGTACCCCTAAGACCAGTGAAGGTCGAGATGGCATTCGTTGCCCTACGTGCGGGAACCCCTATTGCCCGGTTTCGACCACCGTGCAACGAGAAGTCCGCTGGCGTGGCAAGGTGCGTGTCCATACTCGACGGTTCCGCTACTGCCACCATTGCCAGGCTTACTTTACTACGGTCGAACTATTAGAGGACGAGGACAAGCCCGGATTCCCTGAACCCCCGGAACCAGAATCTCCCCCAAAAGAAAATGATAAGAATGGCAAGGGGCGAAACCCGTACCTCTAACGCGATTTCCTACCCGTAGTATTTCTGCCTTAGCAAATCTGTGGCATAATAAAAACCAGTTTCCGGGCCTTATGTACCTTTACCCCTACTGGTGCAACCATGCCACTACAAGATCAGGACGAGGATAATCTGCTTGGCCAAGATGAGATGCCGCTGAACGCCGATACGATTGCGGAACTGGCAACCGCACCGAAACGGACAAAGACCGCCGAGGGTATGGTTGAGGAACGATCAATCGACGAGTTGATAAAAGCAGACCAGTACACCAACTCAAACCCAAATGCGGTCCCTTGGGGGATGCGAATAGCCCGCGTCAGACCAGGTAGCACTACAGCAGGTCATGGCAACCCCTGACCGTCCGCCTCGGTACCTACCCCGCCAGTATAACCTTTTATGGCTCACCGAACCAATAGGTGTAAGATGGTACGAGCTAGTTCAAGTGGTTTACTAGACGCTTACGGGCGTCCTGTTCGAGCAAACGAGATCGCCCAGGCCCGATCTGATGTAATCAAGTTGCGAAACCAGATTCGAGCAAAGTTCGACGCAGCCCAGACGTTTACCGGCAACGAGGGTCACTGGTCCAATGCCGACCACTTCGACCCTCACCAAGTAGCCAGCCAACGAGTTCGGAGAATCCTTCGTTCCCGATCCCGTTACGAAGTCATCGAGAACAACCCTTATCTCAAGGGTACGGTTCTTACGATGGCTTATGACTTTGTTGGTAAGGGGCCAAAACTCCAAGTTACCGACAAGCGAATCTCAAAAGAACGTCGGCAACGGATTGAACAACAATTCGCCAAGTGGTCCAAGTTGTGCAAGCTACGCCAGAAACTCTGGCGAATGCGACTTGCCAAGATTGTGGACGGTGAAGGTTTTATGCGTGCCTATGCTGACAAGTCTAGGGCATACCGTCGTTACCCCCTACAACTCAACTTCCAGGTTTTCGAGTGCGACCGTTGCTCATCGCCAGAACCGGCCAAGACGAGGGACTTGCCGTACAACCAAATTGACGGCGTCCGGTTCGACGATTACGAGAACCCGCTCCAGTATCATGTTCTAAATTCGCACCCTGGCGGCGGGTCTTCATTCTGGTCCTCGTTCTTCTACAACTCCAACTCTTTTGAAGGGAAGTGGTACGACTCACGCTATATCATCCACTGGTTTCGACAAGATCGGGGCTGGTTGCGTGGTATCCCTGAAACAACCCCCTCCCTCCCATTGTGTGCGTTGTTGCGTCGTTACACCCTCGCTATTGTCCGTCACGCTGAAGTGGCGGCAGATTTTACTGCCATTATCGAAGCTGAGGGACCAGGTGCCCAAGCTGCCTGGACAGATGGCAGGGGCAACGTAGTCGAAGATGATCCGTTCGACACATTCCCCATCGAGATGGGTATGATTATGAACTTGCCTTGGGGGTACAAAATGTCCCAACTCAAGGCTGTTCCTTTAGGTATCCAATTCGACCAATTTGTTGGTGCCATTCTTCGAGAGATAACCCGCCCATTGCTGGCCCCCTACAACATTGCCGCCGGTACATCAAAAGATTCCAACATGGCTAGCGGGATGTTAGACCAAAACATTTACAAGGGTGGACAAGAGGCAGAACGCGAGGATTGTGAGGACTTCGTTCTCGATAAAATCCTTGATTTGTGGTGGGGTGAGTCGCTTCGGGTTCCAGGGTACTTAGGCGACGATATGTTAAGCACAGATCAATCATTTAGAGACGAACCGCCCGAACACGTTTGGCGATGGGACCGTATCGGCCTCGACCATACCGATCCATCCAAAGCTGCTACTGCCTTACAGATCCTCCACGATGCCAAATTCCTCACAGATCGTGACATTCAGGAAATCTACTACAACCGCGACGTTGAACAATGGCGTGAGGAAGCAATGGAGGATGCTGAATTTCGTGCCTCCCTACCACTTGCACCAGAAGCACAGGCCAAACAAGATGCCACCAAAGAGAAAGCCAAGCAAAAGAAAACCCAAGCCAGCCGGATTATTTTGGAGGACGATTATGGGCAAGTTACTTGACAAGGACCACCCAATTTGGAAAACCATCCAGTTTGGTGTCACCATCGGCTCGCTGGCTCTGTTCCTTCGGTTTAACTACAACACCTTCGATGAACGAGACTTGAAAACCATCGGCGGGACTGTAGTAGCTTACTTGTTGGCCCAATTCGCCCCGTTCCTGTTACCCGGCAATAAAAACCAGAATCCACCCGCCGCATAGCGTTTTCCTACCCGTAGTATTCCCAACCCCAAGCAACTTCTGCTACTCTGAGAGTGGAAGTGGAAGTGTCGCGGTGGTCGGCGGGTTCTCGGCTCAACCCTTGAACCCGCCTTCTACATCCCCCAAAAGAGAACAACAATGGCTGCCAAGACCAAAAAGCGAAAACGCAAGCTAGTTAGCTCTAGTTCGTTCCCAAAACGTTTGTCGCTGGCAGGTAGGGTTCAGGTCAGAGCACAGCAAGGCGGGACCGAAAAAATCTTTCTGGTCGCAAATACCGGAAAGCCTATGAAACTGGACAACTTTTTCGACCCGGTTATCGTGAACATGCGGGGGGCAGTCTTTGATAAACAAACCACCCCGATCATTGCGGACCACGATACGAGGCTGCGGATCGGACACTCGACCGAGCAGTTGATCCTCGCTACAAACAAGCAAGGGTCTATCAACGGTCGAACCATGAAGGGACCACTAATCGCCGCGTCGGGTATCCGTTCGTCGAACATGGCGATTGCTCAAGGATTTGTAGATGATGCCAAGGCGGGTTTTCCGTTCCAAGTCTCCATCGGGGCGGATATCTTACAAGGGAAGCATATTCCAGATGGAGACAGCGTGCGGGTAAATGGGAGGACATGGGAAGGTCCGCTCATTCTCGCCAATCGTATTCGTATCAGGGAACTTTCAATCACCGTCTTGGGAGCCGACAATGACTCGTCAGCGACGATTGCTGCCAAGGCCAAACTTTTGGAGGATCAGCAGATGAGTTTTAACGCATTTGTGAAGTCCCTCGGCCTAGACCCAACGAAGTTGACGGCCGAACAAAGGACTGCTCTCAAAGCCCAGTACAAACTGGCAAAAGCCAAGGCTAGGCCGAAGCTGGCGGCAAGCCGCAAGCCCCACAAGCATACCAAGGCCAACGACCGAGAGGATGAACCTCGACGCAAGCCTCGCAAGATTCATGCAACGGTCGGGGCCGGAACCGGAGAAGGAGAAGATGATCTGCGGCGGCAACGCCGTCGAAACTTTGCCAACGAATCGCTGCGAGTGGACAACATCAACGCGGCAGCCACCCGTTTCGCCAGCGTGGAGAAAATCAAGGTTGGCAGCAAGGAATACACCATGTCAACCCTCAAGGCAAAAGCGATCCGCGATGGTTGGAGTGCCGACCAATTCGAGCTACATCTGCTCCGGGCAGACTACCCACAACAGGACGGCCCGGCAATTCACTCCATAAGCCGTGATCTGACGGGCGAGCAAGCGAACCTCGCGATGCAGGCGTCGATCCTCCGCTACAGCGGCGTACCGAATCGTGAGGCGAACCGGCGAAGCGGTCGGGACTTTGGGTTGGAAGTCATGTTCAAACCCGAAGTGCTCGAAGCCTCCCACCAGCGGCAGTACCAGGTCGGTGGGTCCATCCAAGCCTTGCTAGACTTGCAGATTCGGGCGGCGGGGGGTTATTACGCTGGCTCTGACCGCAGCAGTTCGGAGTTCGTTGGGCAAGCCATCGAAGCCTACAGTAAAATCAAGGCGTCGGGCTTCTCCACCTTAAATATCGTCAACATCCTCGAAAACGTGATGCACAAGTCGTCCTTGGCTGCGTTTGAGGCAGTAGAGGCTGTCTGGCGATTCCTGTGCGGTCGTAAACCACTCAACGACTTCAAGCCCCACGCTCTCTATAGGCTGGACTTCGCCGGCCACTTCAAGAAAGTGGCGACCGACGGGGAATTAAAGCATATCTCGATGGTTGATACAAAGAAAACCATCCAAGCCGAAACTTACGGTGCGATGCTCACCATCGACCGAAAGACGATCAAGAACGACGACCTCGGCCTGATTTTGGACCAAGCCCGCGGCCTCGGCACGTTGGGTGCCCAACGGATCGAGGAATCGGTTCTGGTTTTGCTCCTCAGTAATCCCGGCTCATTTTTCAGCAGCGGCAATTCCAACCTGATTACGGGAGGCGGCACGGCGTTGAGCGTTACTTCACTCAGCCAAGCCAAGAAGGTCTTCCGTGATCAGGTCGTGAACGGCAAACCTGTCTCAGTCAGCCCGGTGCTCCTGCTCACTGGTACGACACTGGAAGAGACAGCACTTCGCTTGTGGGCAGAGGAGAAACTGGCCGCGACGGGTGACACCGACGCCCTGGTGTTCTTCAACAACCCGCACAAGGGGATGTATCGGCCGTTCGTCTCCCCGTACCTCGACAACACCTCCGTGACCGACCAGGACGGTGCTGCCATCTCAGGACAGTCCGCAACCCAATGGTTCCTGGGGGCTAGCCCCTCGGCCCCGCAAGGTTCGGCTCTCGTAATCGGATTTATGGACGGTCGAGAGACCCCGTTCTTCGATGAAGCGGAGACACAGTTCAACATCCCTGGTGGTTTGCAGTTCCGCTCCTACCTCGATTGGGGTGTGGCGATGCACATTCATCAGATGATGCTCCAATCCGCTGGTGCATAGCCTCGCGGTACGGCGGGGTGGAAGATGTGATTCGTAGCCTGACCCACTCAACCACCTCGCCATTAACTCAACAATGAAAGGGAACACAATGTCTGTGATCGACATTGCTACTCGCGTAAAAGGTTGTGGCCCTGATGCAACCATTACACTCGGCCCAGCCGACTTGGAGGAACTACGCGGGTTTGTCCCCGCTGGTAACAAAATCAAACTCCCAGCGGACGGGCCGGGCGGGGCCATCGTAAACTGCAACCAACTCTGTGAGATCGTGTTCGGCGGCTCCCCTTCCCCAAAAGAGAAGAAATAGCCCCCGGTTAATAAAAACCAAACCTTCGGGGCCATGCCCCAACAACACAAGGAGAATCGAAGATGGCACAAGCCCTTGAAGCAATCTTCTACCGAGGCGACGACCAGAATCGGACAGACCACACGCCGACTTCCGGTGCCGTGAGCAACGGCGTAATTGTTGATCTAGGGACGATCATCGGCGTTTGCACGTCCGTCGAGGGGATTGGCAACAACACTCTAGGTTCTTTGGCAACCGAGGGGGTGTTCAAGATCGCCAAAGACTCCGGCGTCGTGTTCTCTAAGAGCGACCCGGTGTTTTTCAATACCAGCACTCGCGTTGCCAAGACTGTCGGCGGGGCCAATACTATCCGTATCGGTATTGCCGACGAAGCCGCGGCCTCCGGCCACAACAACGTCAAATGCGACATCAACCGGCTGGGTCCACAGGACTCGAACGTGGCGACGGACCCTACGACGACGACCACGACCTAATCGACCAGGAGGATGACTACCTCCTAGACGAAGGTGGTGGCGTTTTACTGGCAGAGGTTTGACTCCCAGACTCGACTAGCCTCATTTGGACCGGATGGGGCTGTCGGGTCTGGATAAGGGTTGACAAATGGATCGACCACAACCAACAAAGCAACTCCCATCCCCTAATGTGTTCAACCACCCCGACCTTTCAGATAACGAGGATGGGACTTGGACACTAACGGACCCTCTTAGGTTCGTGCTGTCGATGGGTAGGGGGAAAATCGAAGTGGAAGTCCCAGCCGGTTTTGTAACGGATTTTGCATCGGTCCCCAGGTTGTTGTGGTTCATCTTCCCACCATTCGGTTCTTGGTCGCGACCTGCGGTGTTGCACGACTTTCTTTACTCAGTAACAGGGGGGTGCTCACGGTTCTTAGCTGACGCTCTTTTCAGGGAAGCGATGTATCAACAATGCGTGCCGGCATGGCGTCGTGCTATCATGTACTGTTCAGTCCGAATGTTTGGCCGACACGCCTGGAGGAAACGATGACCTACCGTTTTCTCTCCCGATTACGGCATGTTGCTAACCGAGCAAACCAGGTAAACGCGGAAGTCATAACTTATATTCGAGGTGCCACCAGCCGTGAGATGTCAGCAAGCCCGATTCTGATGGAGGCAGTCGAGATAATTCCGGGCCTGGTGGCAACCCGGATTGAATATCAAGACTGGGCAATCGACGTTGTGGAGTTAGAAGTGTTTGGCGGGGTGCCTGTTGTCGGGGACAAAATAGTTCGTTCAACTGGTGAAGAGTTTCTGGTTTCATCGCGGGGGATGGTGACACAAGACATAACCGATCCACCTTACCGCTTTGCAACTTCTGACCGTGACCGGGTGATCGCCTATACAAACCGCGTAAAGGGGAGTGGTTAATGGCTGAGCTAACCGCACTACGCGACGAAGTTTACACCCGCATAAACGTCAAGAAATCGAACAGCCAATTCATTGTCAATAATTTTGCAGTCGAGAAGGACCGCTGGCTACCGTCGGAAGGTTTAGAGGGTTTGAAAGCGACGTACCCTAACGGGTTGTTGAACGTTATTGGTGGTTGCCTTGGGGACATGAAAAATTTGGGGCGACAACCACTAGCCAACCGCGAGTACAGTGTTCACATCTCCTTCCAAAAGGTAATCAACGGTCCTGCGGACCCAAGCATCGACACCCTTGTCACCCTCCTCGAACAGCTAGATTTGATGTGTCTGTCACAGATTGCAAACAGCACCAACCGAATGACACCATCCAGAATCGAATACTTGAAGGACGAGCACAATCTACCCATCGCTTACGTGCTTCTCCGACAAGGTTCTTGCTTCTCAGCTCTTTTTTCCGCGTACTACCTGAAACCACTCCAGTAACCCCAAGAATAGGAGTTTAGACTTATGGCACCTACAACTGGTTTCAACAACAAACTCTATCGAAACACCGGCAGCGTAGCCACCCCGGTATGGTCCGAAGTGAATCAGATCGGTGACGTTTCTATCGACGGCCTTACCCGCGGCCTTGCAGAGTTGAAGCGGCGGGCAACCCAGTTCACCCTCAACCTACCATCACTCATCCAATCCATCACTGCTAGCTTCCGCTTGCATCATGGACTCGACAGTTCCACGTTCACGGCACTCCGACAAGCGTTCTTCGCCGCCACAGTCATCGAGTGGGCTATCATGGACGGTGATATCGACGTAGCTGCCGCCGAAGGGTTGCGTATCCCTATGCTAGTGTCCGACTTTCCGTGGGAACAACCATTGGAAGACGTTTCGGGCCACGACGTAAAGCTGGCCGTCGGTTACATGACTAGTGGCGGCAATGAAGTTGTTCCATCTTGGCTAGTCGTTTCACAGAATCTCCAGTGGACAACCACCACAACCACCACGTAATAAAAACCAAAATCTCTAACCCATAGGGGGAACCACTCATGTCCGAAAACAAGCCCAACGTCGAGAACGTACTTGCTCGACTCCAAAATCCTGGTGTCCAAGTACAACCCTTCAAGGTCCAGCACCAGGAGACGTTTCGACTCACAGCCGGCGAACTTCGCGGTGTCTGTAGCCAAAACCCAAAGCACCCCAAGGCTCAAGTCTTAACCGACGCTACCAAAGGGATGCCGGACGAACACTCGGTTGTCTGTGACCGTGTCGATCTTGAAGCGGTCATTGGCAACTACGATGTTGTCGAGGACCACGAAAGTGGACAGACCGAGGATGGCCCCGTTACAGTCGTTCGGAAACGACTGGGCGGCCCCCGGCCCCGGCGTTAACTGTGTCGATTCTCCCCAAAGAAAACACCGGCGACTAGCTGGAGCTACTGATGAAAATTCCAGAGTACCCCGAACTGGCAACAATCCAAGACGATGACTTGTTCTATATCGTCGAGTATGTTGCTGGGAACTACGTGAGCAAAAAAGTCAAGGCTCTAACACTCCAAGAATACATCGAAGGTGTTCTTGGGGGTGGGAATGTGAGCAACCCGCTCACTGGCAACCTAAGTGCTGGGAACTTTTCCATCACGACTCTCCGAACCCTCACCCTCTCAAACGGGGGTGCTGGTTCCGCCGGTCAGACCCCAACGCTCGACGGTGCTGGCAACTTGACTTGGGCGACCCCGTCCGGGTCTGGTAACGTAACCAGCCCTCTCTCTGCTGCGTTGGATATAGGAAGTTTTGGGATCGTCGGGTACACCGCCAGTCGTTTAGTGGTCACTAACGCGAACGGTAACATTACTGTTAGCTCCGTGACTGCTACCGAGGCGGGTCATCTCTCTGGTGTCACTTCCGCCATCCAAACCCAGATCAACACCAAAGCTGCCACTACCTATGTGGACGCTGCCGACACGATTCTGGACTCGGCTATCTCCTCGGAAGCCTCAGCCCGTTCCGCTGCCGACCTGACCCTGCTGCCCTTAGACGGCAGCCGCGAGATGACTGGCAACCTGAGTGCTGGGAACCAAACCTTGCTATACGTCGCCGGCATCCGTCTCTCCAGCGGCAACGGGACTGATGGCCAAGTCCCCATCGTGCAAGCCGACGGGAACCTTGCCTTCGGTGACATGATCGGGGGCGGCAATGCTACGCCCGGTGGTGGCAATACTGCAATCCAATTCAACGACGACGGTGCGTTTGGCGGTGACGAGGCACTGATCTCCTTTGACAAGGTTACAGGGACATTAGCGGTAGGAAATGTCACGATAAACGGTGGTGGAAACACCACTGTAACTAGTGATGATGGGCTTACTGTTAACGTCGGTGGCATATTAGTCAAAGGGCAGCCAGTAGATTCCAGCGGTTCTCAACGCTTGTGGTTCTACTACGACACACCGTTTGACCATTCCTTCATCATTTCTCGCGGCATTGATGCTAGTACGATAGGTGCTCTACGCATCGGTGCCTACTCATCTAATGGCTCCGTTGGTCATGCGGTCGAGCTAGGAGCAGATGGAGTAGCCATTGGAGCTGGTGAGGATTACTACTTGCTACCTTGGGCTGACGGTGATGCTGGCCAAGCACTCGTTACCGATGGGGCTGGGACGGTGAGCTGGGCTAGTGTCGTTACCAATCCGATGCTGACCGACTTCGGTATTGGGCAAGCCAGCCCTGGACCTGATTTGTGGGTGCATCTTGCTAGTGACATAAATCTTGGGGTACAAACTGCTGGTGGTGAAGTACAGATCGCTACGTTTGATGATGCCTACACCGGACAACCTTGTGGTTTCGGCTTTTATGCCGCTAGCCACAAATTTTTCGTCGGAAGTGATTTAGTGCTTGAGTTAGACGGCGGCGGTAACTTAGGTGTCTTCGACACCACACCAGTCGGACAACAAGCCTTGCTCACACCAACGCAGGACGACCTGACCGACAGCACAGGCGGCACGCCTGGGACCACGCTCGCCGACTTCTCTGGTGGTATCGACACTGTAGATGCAACAACACTTCTCGATTGTATCGCTTCGCTTGCAGCACAACTCGCCAAGGTCAAAGATGACTTAGCGGCTGTTAACGATATTCTGATCGCTTTTGGCTTTGAGGCCGCAGCATAACCAACAAGAGGAGATCGTAATGAAGTTCACCCTCGATGTACCGGACAAGATGTATGACAACCTGCTCCAAACATTCGGCTCCGAATCGGCCATCGTAGCCGGGGTGATTGATTGGGGGGTAGCAGCCGTTGCCGCCCATGAAAACAAGCAGGTGCGAGCAACCCGTCGAGTGGAGGATAGTGCGGCACGAGCAGCATCCGCCACCACGGCAAAGGCACTCAAACAGGCTGTTATCGTAACTAAAGAGGATGGTGAGGTAATCACCGCCCCAACCGGGAACATGACGTAACGCTTTGGCAATAAAAACCACTTTCAGAAAGGGGAACCCGATGAAACTTCTATTCACACTCTGTTTCGCCTTGTTGCCATTTGTAGTTCTGGCCCAAGACAACTGGCGACCGTCGGTTATGTCACCAGAAGAATTGGAGTGGCAACGCAAGACCTACGGCGAACCACCGGCTGAGGCTTATACCGCCATTGTCGATGGTTTCAAAACCACCCTCTCTCCTACCCAGCAACCTGGGGTTTACGTCCCAACTCAAAAAGCCAACCCCGCCGTCGTGCGGGTTGGTTGCTTGGAGGGAAACAGTTGGTCCATCGGCTCGGGCACGTTGGTTGACACCAACGACCAGCATGGTCTTATCGTTACCAACTGGCATATTTTCAGGGACAACCCTAGCGGTGCCATCCTTGTGCGTTTCCCAGACAAACGAGCCTTTTGGGCTAAGCGTGTAGGTGAGGACCGAACGAGCGACCTCGCTGCTCTGATTATCGAAAACCCTGGCGTTACCCCATTGCGTGTTATCCCCTACACCCCCCAAAGAGGAGAGAACGTTGCCATCGCCGGTTGGGGGGAACGCGGAACCTATAAGACCCAAACGGGGACTGTGTCCGACAAGTACGTTTCATTCGACGGTAAGAACTTTGATTGTCCTCAAATCTATGGGGCAGTAGCCCGGCAGGGGGATTCTGGTGGGCCAATTCTGACACCTGAGGATGAAGTGGTGGGGGTTCTCGCAGGCTGCGATGGTCGCCAGACTTGTGGGACGGGCGGGTATCGACTCTGTTCATTCCTTGCTCAGCATTCTGCCTATTACCGTTCATGCCCCGGTGGGAACTGCCCCCGACCTGTCATTGCGTCTCAGCCTCCGGCCAATTATAACTACTCCTACGATCATCGAAGGGGGCCGTTTGTTGGGCAGACCCAGGTTAGAGCGAATGGTTCGACACCGACCCAACCAGCTCCGACTTACCAACCACCCCCACAACCAACCGCTACTGCTCCAGTAGCCCAACCTATCAAGGTTACACTGACTGACGCGGACTACGAAAAGCTGGCCGGCCTAATCACCGAAAGAATAGCAAAGGATGGCCGTTTCAAGGGTAAGGACGGACTACCAGGTACCCCTGGCGAGAACGGGATGCCAGGGGCCGATGCAAAGATAACCGACGAGGTGTTAAACCAACTAGCCGGTAAGGTCCAAGCAAAGCTGGCTCCGATCACTTTCTATTTTGAAGGTGCGAGGGACAACGACGGCAACCCATCTATCCACCGCACAGAGGTTGTGTATCTCGGCGGGCACCTGAATATCCCAGCCCAACGGATGGAGATTGCTCATCCGAACGGTGACAACTTTTATCAGGAGAAACCACTGGGCGAACCAATAGCCCTTGAGTTGGTGCCACGAAAACCCCCCAAGTAAACGGAGGTTTGTATGGCCGGTGAGGGGAACGAGGATGTAATACTGGAGGGAACCGCCCATAGCTCCGGGGTTTCGGAGCGACAAGACCCACTGGAAATCCCGGTTGGGGAACAATCGAAGGAGGATTCTATGGCTGCTGGTGATGGACTTGCGGGACCAACCCCGCAACTCGCGGAGCCGGGAAACCTGGCTGTCGCGATGTCTGTTTTGGCCCAAGGGGCCGCTGGTGCCGCAGACGCTCGTATGCGTGCTGCTGACCAGTTGGGTTCCGATTCTCAACGTATGTGGTCTATCGCGATGACAACGCCGACCGTCCTGGCTGGCCTTGGCTATCGTGCCGCGACCGAGTCCGGTTCCGGCCGCACTCGTGCGGAGACCAACAACCCGGCGAACACCGGGGCCGCTGGCAACACCTAGTCAGGAGGCGACAATGTCTTCCACTTCCGATATCGCCAAGAAAGCGGCTGATGATGCCATCGCTAGGATGCAAGTGGCCGATAACGAAGCCCTTGCATCCAGCGTGGCATTTACCCTTGGCCCCGACAACTTCCAACAATACTATGACAAGAAGGCGGCTGATGCCACAGCCCGCTTGGAGAAACTTTATGGGGAACTTACCGGACTCAGACCCAAACCAATCTTCGACACTTCACAACCCGCTAAAACAAGCAGCAGAGTTGATAGCTCTGTGGGGGCCACAACTGTCCGCGGGGGCTAAAGCGGTAGGTTTAGAAGACCACCAACGAATGTTAAAGGATTTCCGAAACCGAATCGCCGACACCCACAAACTTCAGATGAAACAACTCGGTATGAAGGAGGATGAAGTAACCGAGGAAAAACCAGGAGAGGAGGACACTATGGGGGTTGCTCTAGCTCGAGACATCATTTACAACATCAATACCCCGACCACCCCACCACCATCAGCAGAACTAAAGGGAGAACCCCAGGCAGCGGTTCCACTCCCACCAAACCCGGTAACTAATAAATCTCCTTGGTGGAAGCCTATGCTGCCTGCCGCTATCGGTGCCGGCCTCACCGGGATCGGCCTCGCGGGGTGGGATTGGCTCAGCTCATCTCCCCCAAAAGAAAACCCAGCCCCGGTCACAATCAACCAACTTGATTCGTTACAGTACGACTTGCAGTTCGGGAAACCTTCCCGCTAATAAAATCCAAAAATTGCCACTAGGGGAACCATAATGGGAACCGCAGAACAAACCCGGCAAGTCGGGTACTCTTTTACCGACCGTAAAGGTCGAGTCTGGGATGTAACTATGACGCTGGCAGGGGCCAAGCGTATCGACAGTATGGACTATTCGGGCTACCTGGAGACAGAATTTTCCATCCTTCGACCCGACCGACAAACCTTCTACCAGCTAATGAGTAACGCCCCATTCATGTTCACCGTCATCTGGGCTTTGGTACGACCTCAAGCTATCACCATGTACCGACGGTTTGGGGATAGTACACATTCCGCGGTTGCAGATGATGTGGTTGCTGGTGCTACTGGTGCCAACAGGCTATTCCCTGTGGACCCTGATGCCGACGAGGAAACTGCCCAGATGGAATTTGCCGAGGCTATCGACGGGGCCGCTTTGGAGAAAGGACGGCAAGCCTTTTGGGGTGCTCTCTCCGATTTTTTCCCCGATCACAAGACCGTCTTATTAATGTTGATGAACCAACACATGAAAGCGATCAAAAAAGCGGACGGAAAACTACAGGAACTGGAGGTCGAGATGGAAAGGATGGTGGATCGGGAGCTGGAAATGGGGATGGACGACCTTCGGAAGAGGTTAGCGACCCCCGGCGAGAATCGTGGAATGCCATCTATCAAATCATAGGGTTGTTGGGGTGGCAACCTACTGGTCAGTTCTGGGATATGGATTTGCGGCAGTTGTATTTAGCCTACGATGCCAAACTCATTGCTGACTGGGACCACACAGCCCTGCTCGCTTCTCTAGTCCACAACCTGTCGGTCATAGTTATTAACATAACCTCGAAACGAAAGGTAGAACCTAGACCAGCAAGTTACTTCAACCCATTCCGCAAACGGCAACGACAAGGGATGGTACTATCAAAGGGGACGTTCGGAACTCTCAAATTATTGGGCCGGGCCTTGGCAACTCAAGGTATGCGAAGATGAACTTTGCCACGCAACAATTTATTGGGTCAAGTGTGGGGTCAACGCTGGGTACCTTTGGCGGTCATGCTGCCCAATTCCAGTTCGGTATCGGCCCGTCTGCTGGTCGGCAGATCGTTGCTGGTCTTTCGGGTGGAACGTTGCGGCTGAACGTTCCGATCCAATTCAAAATCTCGAAGGGGATGATCTACTTTGACCGAAACATTATCCGTACCAACTGGAAGCGGATTAACCGCACACCACTCCAACGGGCTGCAAATCTGGTTCGGGTTATCGCTCGTCGTTCTATCCGTCACCGTCGGTACGGTACTACTTCTGCTCCCGGTACACCCCCATATTCTCATCGACCCGGCAACACACCCCCGTTTAAGATGATCTACGCTGCCCCGACCTTTTGGGGTACCAACGCACAAGTTTTAGTTGGTATGGTGGGGTTCGGGTCACAACCTGCTGTTCCTGGTCTTCACGAACACGGCGGGTTTGCTATACGACAAGGTCCACCACGCTGGCGAACGATCCGAGGTAGGCGGGTATTCCAACGGGGAGTATCACGACGAGTTTACTACCCACCCCGACCGTTTATGTGGCCTGCTCTGTTGCACGCCCGACAATCCATCCCCCAAATGTGGCGAGGGATAACTGCCCGCCTAGCTGCTTAAGGAGATCCAAATGCTCTTGGCCGAAACCAGCACCCTCGAAATAGTCCTGATGGTTATCTCAGCCTTGTTAGGTATAGGCTTAACGGCCGGGCTACCTTGGGCTTTCATTGTGGAGCGACGACTTGCCAGAATCGAAGCCAGTTTGAACATCAGGCTCTCTGGGTTAGCTGACGACGACGCACGGGTTGAACTCTGTGTAACGACACTTGGTAGAAAGGTTGACGAACTTGCCAATAAGATAATCCATATCGAAGCTACGATTGAAACTAAATTAAAGGGGTAGGGTATGTCAACTGCTGGTTCTATCCGAGCTGGTCGGGCGTTCGTCGTTATCGAAGCTATTGATCGAACGGCTAGTGTCCTTCGCAGCGTTGCTGCTCGATTGGACCAGTTCGGTACACGATTAACCAACATCGGTCGTAACATCACAGGTATTACATTTGGGATGTTGCTGCCCATCGTAAAGGGTGCAAAAGACTTTGCTAACTTTGATGATGCACTTCGCAAGGTCGAAGCTCGCTCTCAAGGTTCTGCCGAAGAGATGGACAAAATCCGACAGCACGCAAAGGATTTGGGTGCTGCTACAGTATTTACTGCGTCCGAGATAGGTGAGTTGCAAGCCGTCCTCGCCCAAAAGAAATTCAGCCGACGTGAAATTACAGAAATGACCGAGGCGATCACTAACCTGGCTATTGCCGCCGGCGAGGGTGCGGACCGGATGGAAGATGCCAGAGATGCCGCATACTTAGTCTCTGGTACCATCCGATCATGGGGCTTACAAGCCGAGGACGCTAACCGTGTTGCCGATCTGATGACCGCAACGGTTACAGCTAGTAACTCCACCATGCGGGCCTTGATTACCACCCTCCAATACGCCGGCCCGGTGGCTGGTCAGGTTGGCTTATCAATGGAAGATACGCTTGCGATGGTGGCTGCTATCTCTCAACTTAACATTCACCCGTCTATCATCGGTACGTCAATCCGCAACATGGCTGAGTTTCTTACCGACCCGAAACGACAACAGGAGTTTAACCAGACATTACAGAACCTGAACGGGTTGTCTGTAACATTTGAGGATATGAACCATAACCTGTTGCCTGTCCCTAGCGTTCTGTTCGCCGTTGGTGAAGCAATAAAGGATTTGGGTACAGCCCAGCAAATCGAGATGTTGCACCGCTTGCTAGGCACCCGTGCAGTATCCCCAGCCCTTGGTCTTGTTCGAGGCAAAAACCTGTTCGCAGAAATTAACGATCTGTTAAAGAAAGCTACTGGTTCCGCCCAGCGCTTCCGCGATATCATGTATGCTGGTGTAGGCAACGCTCTGGAACGTGTATTATCTGCCGCTCAAGCTGTTTCCATCGCTCTTGGCGAAGCTTTTGAACCTGCCTTGATACAACTCTCCAATACAACCGAGCGATGGTTAAACAATCTTATCGACTGGGTGGATCATAACAGGGGACTGGTCGCAGGTATTGCTGCCAGTGTTGTTGCTCTTTTTGCATTCGGTATCTCTTTAGTTACCACTGGGTTGCTGGTAAAGCTCTTAGCATTTAGTATAGAGATGCTAGCTGCTGCTATTACCTTTCTCATGGCCCCGATCCATCTTCTTATCGCTTTCGTCCCAGTTCTCATAACCACTGTTATCTTCCTTACCAGATCAATCGCTGCTCTGGCAGTTACCATCACACTCTCATTGTTGACTGCCCTGCGAACAACTGCTGTCTTTATGGCAACTGTTCTACCGGGGTTGTTCGTAACTTTGATGGACTTAATAGGGAACCTGCTCGCCTTCGCTCTCTACCCTTTGATTATGGTTGTCTATGCTTTGGGCCAGGCATTCTTCTGGTTAGGTCTTCTCGCAGTCCGTAGCCTTATCGGTACCCTTGCCCTACTGCCAGGTTTACTGATTAGTGTAGTCACCACAATGGTCTCAGTCTTCGGTGCCGTTCTGTCTGCACTAATAATTGCTTTTGGTCCTGTAGCTGGGGTGCTGATTGCAGTTGCCGCAGTTGTCGGCATCGTACTCTTGAACGTAGCTGCCTTACAACAAATCTGGGGGCGTATGGGTGTGGCTGCCCAACAAGCCTCCGCTACTGCTGTTGCAAGCACCCGAGCACAAGCCGCAGCGACCTCACAATTTGGTGGTGTTACTCAAAGTGTCTATAATCGCATCTCGTCCAGCCTTTCCCTGTTCTGGCAGGATGCCCAAAAAGCATTCTCCTCTATAGCCCGTATTGGCTCAAGTGCATTCTGGGAAATAAAAGATGACGCTATGCTTGTATTCAACGGTATTATCCAGGCACTAGCAAAAGGTGACGTGGAAGCTGCTTGGGCTATTATCACGGCTGGTATCCAGTTGTTGTGGCAAGATTTAGTTGACGCTATCAAGGCCATGTGGGAGCAGCTCATGGCTTTTTTGAAACCGTACATGGATGTTGTGAAAAGTGATATCAAAAACGTTTCTAACTGGATAGTCCGTTTCTACTGGGGCGGTCTATTCACCGGCAACCCGAAACAACCTGCCGCCGCTGCCGGTCCTCTTATAGAGGATGAAGCGACGATGCGAAAACGGCACCTCACCGATGCTATCTCCGAGTATAATCGTATCTCTATGCTTAAAGATATGGTTGAACTAACTGAGGGGGAGTTGAACCATCTCAAACTTTTGAAACAACAAGTAGTGGAACTAGACCCAGCGGCCGGGAAGGAACTGGACCGTGCCGAGAAGCGTGGAGAACTTCGTAAGAAACTGTTTGACATCATCAATGCTACTCGCGACTTCTCCCCAAAGAGAACAGAGAAAGCCCGCAACGACTTTGCAGCTACGCTTGGTGCCTGGCAAAATCAGGTAGATGATATGGTCAACGAGGTTGGCATGACAACAGCGATGGCTCCTAACGTAGGACTGGAGCGAGGTAGCGTCGAAGCTGCCAAAAAGTTCAGGGAGAATCTGGCAAACAACGAGTTACTCCAACAGCAAATACAAGCCCAGGACGTTCAGAAGAAACAGTTGGATGCTTTGATGAACATCGACGAGAATACAAAGAAGATCGAAGCGATGGAGGGTGTATAATGCCCCTACACTTAGGTATAAAAGACAGTTCCACAGAAAGTACCGTTAAGGTGGAACTAAAGAGCGGTACGTTAGCTTTGGAGCACAAAACTCGTAAAGATACTCACTACGTTCTAGCCGACGATATTCTTGATGATGAGGATGCTATTCTAGCTACTACCGGCGTACCCGGTATGTACTCTATTCAAAGCGGGTGTGTAGTAACAGATTTGAACCCTAGTGTATCATCAACTATCATCCACCCAACAACAGGTTTGCTAACACAGTTATGGGAAGTCGAAGTTTCCTATGACTCCAACGTTCCGCCGGACATAAACCAACCGATTACCTCTCAAACACCCAAGGTGCGTTGGTACCCAGAAGCTGAGGAAGAGGTTCTTGAGAAGGATGCGATCACTAACGAGCCAATTACCACCGCTTGCGATGAGCCAATCATCATCGAGCACCAATACTACCAGATTATCCAGGAAATTCGTCGGTACGAGGCTTACCCATTTGACCAGCTTCTCCAGTACACCTATGGCAACCACGTCAACGAAACAGAGTTTTGGGGTGCCCCACCGGGTTGTGCCCTTCTCCTTCCAATGGAAGTTGAGGAGGAAGCCATCAACCAACAACGATTTTGTATTGTAACCTACAAGGTAAAATACAAGATCCGATTTGACGACAACGGCGACATGCTGGAAGATACACACAAAGCTGCCCCGCTCCATCAAGGAAACCTTTACTTCCCAAAACTGGATATAGCCCTAAGCCCGCTGGGTGTCCCCAAGCGTTTCCTCGACAAGGATGGCAACCCCGGTACTGTCAACCTGGACATTTTCGGTGTACCGCTACCCCCAGGCCAACCACCCCAGTACCTCTCATTCAATCGGTTCCCTAAAGCTGACATAAACTTGTTGAACCTCGGCCCCTTCTAATAAAAACCAAAATCCCATGCCTGTATTCGGTTTCGGCGATAAAGAGGTTGCACTACGTTTGAAGAACCTGGCTAGGGAGCGAGAACATCGGTCCCAGTGGTTCAACCGCAACTATGTCAAAGAGTTGCAACGACTCGCTTTGCGGGCTTATATTATCATTCTTGATTACCCAATAGAGCCAGCTACCCAAGTCGGAGGTGGCTGGCGATTAGGGGTAGGTACTGGCGTAATCCATTTCCGAAACGATGTGGACTCACAGGATCGAGCCGAGCACCGCAACTCTCGAGAGTTGGAAGTGTCGATCAAAACTCGTGATCTAATTCCCCATCGTGACCCACAAACCGGCGAGTGCGGTCGGGTGCGAGTGTTCAACTTCACAGAGCAAACCATACCAGCTTGTGTCCCTGTAAGTGCTGTGCAGGATAACTTTGGCGACTACTACATCCTTGAGCCATACGAGCAAAGCGGGGCTGGCGAGGGTACATCCACTACCACCACTTCACTCCCTACTTGTACCGGCGAGTGCAAATACGTCTGGAACGAAGCCGGTAACACCTGGCAACTAGGCACACAAACTTGCGGCCCCCCGACCACCACTTCGACTACCACTTCAACCACCGCTGCCCCCTGCACCGGCAATTGTATCATCGTCTGCCCAAGTGGGACGTGGCAGCTAAACAACACTTGCGAACCGGGTTGCGATTGTGGTTTGGAGATACTTATCGGTCAGCCTTGTACTATCGGAGCACAGCAAGGTGCTCCCTGCGGCGACGGGACTACTACGACCACCACAACCACTACACTCGACCCTTGCTCTTGCGGTACGACCTCCACTACTACTACTACATCCCAAACAACAACCGACCCGGATACAACTACTACGACGGAGAACCCTTGCCATTGCCTACCCCCAACCTACTGCGGCACAGAAGATGGTGAATGTACCTACACCCAATGCTCTCAAGGTGAGATTACATACATCATTGACTGTGAAACTGACGATACAACTACTACCACACCCACCCCTTGCTCCGCCTCGCAATGTTCACAGATTTGCACCAATGGTATTTGGACTTTATGTGCCAACGACCCACCAGTAGAGGATCAGAGTGACCAGGAACTAGAAGATGAGAACGACGACCCCATCGACGGTAATGGTTGTGACCAAGGTTGTGCCCACGGCTGCGGGTGCCCGGAGCTAGGCGACGCTTGCTCTCCAGAAAACGAAGTTCGTTATGTCGGTTGCGAAACCACCACAACCTGTGACTGTAATACATCCACTACGAGTACGAGCAACCCAGAGTGTGCCGGTGGTTGTGATTGGTTATGGATACCCACGTCGGGCTGGGCTAAGATTAACGATTTCTGTCACTCGTCATGTCCCTGCCCCGAACCTGTCCCCGTTGGTACCAACTGCCAGACAGCCCATACAGACTGTGAACCTGTGGAACCGATTGCAACCACATTGCCCCCAGTAGAATGCACAGGTGGTTGTATCTATTGGTGGCTCGACGTAATCAACCAGTGGCATTTGACTGACTACGACTGTTCACTCTCTGTCGATTGTACTTGCGTTGAGCCAAGCACTCCCGGTAATTATTGTGCCCCTATCAAGTTACCTTGTATCAAACTCACCACTACTACGGTCAACCCCAATACCACCCCACCCCCTTGCGAGGACTGTTATACAACAACGACAACCTCTACCACTTCCACTACAACGACCACCCCCAACCCTTCTGATTGCGAAGGCGACTGCTTATGGCAATGTAGTAGTGATGTTTGGAACCTTATTGATTTTGGGTGCAACCTGAGCCAAAACTGCTCATGCTTACCACCATCTATTGCTTGTCATGACGACTGTGAACGGGCCAGGACGATCTGTTTCCAGACAACTACAACACCTGCCCCCACGACAACCAGCACAACCATCACAACTTCATCTACAACTACTACAATAGGGCCATGTGAGACAAGAGGTTGTTCAGTACAGTGTCTCAGAAATGAGTTTGACCAGTTGGTATATGTGCAAGTATTAGACAATTGTGACTTTGATTGTACCTGCAACACACCTTTTCCCATAATAGGAGAGCCATGTAGTTTTGAGTTTGCCGTTCAAGGATTCCCGTGTGACACTACCACTACCTAAAGGGGAACAAGATGAAACTTACAGTAGGGATGGCTACCTACGATGATTACGACGGTGTAGTTTTTAGCATCCAAGCCTTGCGGCTCTATCACCACGTCGATGAGCTACTGGTTGTAGATAACAACCCCGGTTCGCTTGCCGCTCGGCACCTCGCCGATTTTTGTCAAAAAACTGGGGCACGGTATATCCCTATGCCGGAGCCCGTAGGGACTTCCGCCCCTCGCAATCGCGTCTTTACCGAAGCTACCGGCGATGTTGTATTATGTATGGACAGCCATGTACTAATCCAGCCAGGTGCTTTGCAATTACTTCGAGAGTGGTTTATTGATGTATCATCCCACAACGATCTCGATATGGCCCTGCTTCACGGGCCGATGATGCTCGACTCCTTCAATGGTATTCAGACACACTTCGATAGTGTCTGGCGTGCCGAAATGTGGGGTATCTGGGGTCACGCTTGGCGATGCCGTTGTTCAGACCACGCCCGGTTCATTTTCTCAATGCAACCGTCTGAGTACCAGCAAACATACTACCTGCCAATCTCCCCCAAAGAAAACCTCGCTGCCTGCCCCTACTGTGGTAACAAACTCCCCGACCTATCTTGGTCCCAACACGAATCTCAAATGTTGGCCCTCGGCTTTGAGCCTTGTGCTCTAAAAGACGATGAACCCGCGTTCGATATTCCAGGCCAGGGTCTCGGTCTCTTTGCCTGTCGTAAAGATGCGTGGTTAGGCTTTAACCCACACTTCCGCGGCTTCGGTGGGGAGGAAATGTATATCCATGAAAAGTTTCGGAAAGCTAACCGCCGTGTGTTTTGTCTCCCATTCCTCAAATGGTGGCACCGCTTCGGGCGTCCCAGTGGGGTAAAGTATCCACTAACCCGCTGGAACAAGGTCCGCAACTACGTGCTCGGCCACAACGAATTGGGGTTGCCACTCGATCCGGTCCATGCCCATTTTGTAACCACCAACCTCATGACCCAAAGCCAGTGGGACTACCTGGTAGCCGATCCTATCCATCGGCCTTCCAACCCGAATGTATTGTCGGTACCTTCCCCCAAAGAAATCCCAGCCCCGTCCATAACTCAACTGTACCAGGCAGCCCGTGGGACATCTCGAGATCTTGACCAACATATGGATCAGTTGCGGTTGTTGGCGGGGCTTTGTGATAACATAACTGAGATATCAAAACGAAAAGAATCCACCATCGCTTTTGTTGCCAGCGGCCGTCCAGTCATTTCCTACAATACTGAGTCTGGGGACCAAACCTACCAAACCCTAATCCGCATAGCCCCCAACTTCCAATGGCACGACCAAAACTCCACGCAAGTCGAGTCTATCGCAGCTACCGACCTGTTGTTCATCGACTCCGAACATACCTACGCACGGTTGAAGGAGGAACTGAACAAGTACGCTACCGCTGTCCGACGGTTTATCATATTACATGATACTCAGTTGCACGGCGAGCGGGGGGCCGACAACGGGCCAGGTCTAAACCAGGCATTGCGAGAGTTTACAGCCGACAACCCCGCTTGGTTCGTCTATTATTACACACCTAACCAGTTCGGGTTAACGGTACTTGGTATCCGACCGAGTGACCGCCCAGCTAATAAAATCCACGCTTGGGCACCTATGTATGGTCCCGGTACCGAGCTAACTAATTTACTCAGTTCGCTTGGTGTCGTGTCCAAACCGAACTGTACCTGTCGGGCAATGGCAAACCAGATGGATATCTGGGGGGTCCAGGGTTGTAGAGAGCCGGCCCATCACCAGCAGATTCTTACCACCATCCATAGTAACAAAGACAAGTGGGGGTGGAAGGATAGGGTACTTGCCATCACAAAGGCTGTTACTAGTGGTCTAGCATTTAAGCTAAACCCACTCGACCCATTCCCCTCCCTGATCGACGAAGCGATCCGACGAGCGGAGTTAGCTGAACAATCAAGACTTACTTCCATCGAAATTGAAGGCCACTGATGATACCGACCGTACTTTGCTTGTGTCCTACATATAACCGGCCAGCCCATCTGGTTTCAAATGCGTTGGCGTGCTTTGAAATCCAGGATTATCCGGCCAGCCACCGCGTATTATTTATCCTCGATGATAAACCTTGCTATAGTATGCAACGCGGTACCAACTGGATAGTCTGGGCCGAGAACCGTCGCTATCCATCTCTGCCAGCCAAGTATAACGAGATGCTCCGAATGATCCGCGACATTCCGTGGTGCCAGTTCACCGGTTATCCACCATCTAACGATCTGCCCACACCCAGCCCGCTGACTATCCACCATCAACACCATCACCCCTGGAACTGCCACCCAGACCTTGTACTTGTATGGGATGACGACGACGTGTACCTCCCTTGGCACATCTCGTCGTATGTCGAGGCATTACAGCAGCCACGTATCCACCATCAACCATCCGAATTACGCCCTGGTTGGGTCCACCCCACCATTGTATGGACTGACTACCCCGGTCGCCTGATCCAGGAAATAGCCACCGGGAGGTTCCACGGTAGTCTCGGTGTATCCTGGGAGTTGTTGGACCTGCTGGAAGGGTGGGTTACGACAAAGCGAGCCGACTTTGACCAACAGATGATTGCCAAGCTCCACAAAAGCTTACCACCATCCCGCCCGCCCGTTAGGTATCCACCATCATACATCTTTCGGTGGGGTTCGACGGGCGGTGCTCATTGCCAGTCGCATATGAAGACACCAGCCAACGAGACATGGTACGAGGACTATGCAATGTTAGCAACACCTCAACCGTATCGGGGGGAATTGGTGGCAGCTATGGATAAAACCACCAGCCAATACATTAAAGAGATAGCGGCGGGTTTCGTTCCCCAACCCGCTAGCTAGGGGCTGGGGGCCGGCAATCGCCCCCAGCCCCGTTAATACTCGCCCCACCTCGCCCTCGCGAGGCTGGGGCTGGGGCCGGGTCGCGAGGTGCGACCCCAGCAAGCCCCAGCCCCTTGCGGGGCCGGGTCGCGAGGTGCGACCCAGCCCCTTACGGGCTGGCGAGCTGTCGGGCGACCTAGCCCGCCAGCCCGCCCCAAAACCCAGCCCCTTAACCCAGCCCCGCAACGGGGCTTTGCGGAGCTTTCCGGGCTGGGGGCGATACCCTACAGCCTGCCCCCGAAAAGCCCCATAAAACGTTTCCTATTGCGTTCTAGGGGGTATCGACCTAGTTTGCCTAGCTTTACTATACCCCTTAGTTTAGAAAACCCCCTAGCTTACCTAGCTTGCCTAGCGAGGTAGTGCGTATCCTAGTTCCGTAATGGGTCGTATTTACCAGCCTCTTGCACGAACCGCCTCTCGAACTCTTCCTGGTCTTGCTCGGTAGGGTTTCCCTGCCACTCTCCGAGTATCCAGCTAGCGAAGTTGGCACAAAGATGGCAAGCAGCCCTATTGCCACGCGCTATGTCATCCCCTGTATCTTCGTACACCTTTGCCAACTTATGGAACCAGATAAGAAACACTTTCTTCATAGCTCGGATAGCTTCGGGGCTGGGTAGCTTCCCGTCTCGCCACGCCGGTTGTCCGTTCCTCGCTGGCATCACGATACCACGTTGCCAGTTCCCTTCCCCGTTGATAAGTTGCTGGAATACCACCTTATACTCATCTCTATCGCCAAACACCCCACCGTCGCGTGGTTCGACCATTGAGGGTACAATCATCAACCCATCGTTAGTCTCAACCGGCAAGCGTACTACGTTGTAGTATCTCCCTTTCAACTCAACAACCCAGATACCAACCAAATCGCTGTGGTTTGTCATACATCACCTCATTAAAAAGAGTTGAACCTAGCACTTTTCCCCAGCAATAAAAACCACATTTCCCGACCGTACCCCTTATATTCTTTATTCTTTGGGGGGAAATAGCTAGGGGGTTGCGACCCTATTATAAGTCGCAACCCCCCAGCAATAAAAACCACATTCCCACCCACCCCGCGACTCTGTTGGCTACAACGCCGCTGGCCCATCTACCCATACCAGTTCGTCGATAGCCCGCGTGATAGCTACGTACTCCAAGTGCCGTTCCTGCCCCCTAGCCCAATCCGTTTTAGCCATTGGGTGCGGCAGCAGGTCCGGGCGAAGCACGAACACCCGCCCCGCCTCCAACCCTTTAGCTCGATGGATACTCGACAGCAGGATGCGACCCTTCGGTTCTTCACCTTCGTTCTTCGATTCGATATTAGCGTAGTTACCCTTGCGACCATGCCACTGTTGCTTTTCGATACCGAAGACCTTGTCGATGTTGGCGTATAAGTCACCTATCTCCACAGCCCCGTCGCAAAACACCCGCAAACATTCAACACGGTCTTGCAACGTAATCGCGGCTTCCTCATCCTTTTGCTTACGCTTGGCAAGCCGCTCCTGTTCCCGCCGGTGGTATTCATCTAGCCATACCAGAAAGTCGGAGACGTTGCTTTGCTTGCTGTTGCGGATAATAGTTTTCAGCCCGTCGCCAATGTTGCGACCTTGGATATTCGCCCGCCGGCCTTGTCGGATGTAGCGAAACGCCAAACCCACCAGCGGGGCATTCACGCGACAGAGTAGCATGTCGCCCTCTTGTGGTGCTCGCGGGTTATCCTTATTATCGAGCTGGTCCCAAGGCAGCCGGTTTACCATCCCTGCCCCGTTGCTGGGGTGTGCTTCAAAGTCGGGTACTATCTCTTTAGCCCTAGCAACGATAGCCTTGCCGCATCGTCGTGTTACGGTCAACGTCATCTGTTGCACCCCCCGACCACCCCCAGCGACCCCACCCCCAGCGACCCCTCCCCCGCCCTTGCTACCCACAACTCCAACCCTACTAACCCCGTCCTCACCATTGCTGCCCGCCCCGACGGCACCCCCCAACATCCGTTCCATGTTGTTAATAGAGTCCACGTCGCTGCCGGCGAACCCATAGATAGCCTGGCACTCGTCGCCTACCAGCAAGATCCGTTCCCCTGCCCGAAGAATAAACTCTTGCTGGCATCGGTTCAGGTCTTGGCCTTCATCCACCAGTAGCAACTGGTGCCGGGGAATAGTAAGTTTGTTCACTACGGGCAACCAGAGCATATCGTCGAAGTCGATCTCTTTAGCCACCTGCTCGTAGCTCTGCCGCCACAGTTGGGGCACGGTCTGGAATATCTCATCTCGCTGGCCCTCGTCGCCCAGGTCCACCCCGTAGTACATGGCGAGTGCCTCCATTGCCTCCCTGCTAGGTTCCACCCCGTCGGCAGCCCCGGCAACCGCCGTTCCCAGCCCGTTGCCCCAGCCCGCGAGGTTGATCTTCGAGTAGTGTACCAGCTCTTCGATTGCCTGAATGACAATCGCCTTCTGCTTCCACACTTCCCGCAGGTCGATGCCCCACAACACCTCCAGCATGTTGCGGGTCCGGTACTTGTTCACCGCTCTCCAACCGAGGCGATAGTGCCGGCCGCACACGGCATTGCCCATCTTATGCACCGTACTGAACGAGAGTTGCACCCCGATTCTCCCCAAAGAATCGACCAGCCAGCGGTACTTGCCGGAGAACTCGTCCACGATACTGTTGTTGAAAGCACAGTACGTGACCTCGCGGGGCTTCTCTTGCGAAATGAAGTCCCAGACCACTTGCTGCTGCGGGCTGGGCTGGGGTTCAAAGCCGAGGTGTCGGCAGACGTTCCCCCATACCTTACCCCTATACGCCCACGCAGCACCCAGGACCAAGGTGAATGTCTTGCCGGTCCCAGCCCTGGCTCGGACAATACCGTGCGGGGCTAGTCCCCCTGCTCGCCGGGGCTGTGCCTCTTTCGTTACCTGCCTTGCCGCTTGCCCCACCCCTGCCTGCCCCACCCCTACCTGCCCCGGTCGTACCCCCGTCGCCTTGCCCCTCACCGCTCGCAGCATATCCGCTTGCTGTGCGGTAAGCTCCGATTTTGGTGCCCCCTCTTTGGTCTTTGCCTGTATGTTACCCTTCGTCTTCTCCACCTTCACAACAGCCTTGACAGCCTTGTTGGCCTTCGACGGTGTGACTTTTCGCTTTGCCATGCTAGAACCCTTTGCTAATAAAAACCAGTGTCTGAACCCAGTACACCCACAACACTCTCCAACCACACACCTCGACATCCCGCTGCTTTTACTTACTGGTACGCTGTACCTTACTGGGCTGGTACGCCGTACTCCGAGCAAGTACATCACCCAGCCTGGTCCACTTTGCCGCTGTTGTCCCACGCACCAGGGTCGCTGCCGTAGTACCTCGCACAGAGCCGGCAGATGAACCCCTTGCGAGGCCGCCTCAGCTTTTTCCAAAACGCCTCGCATTCACACGGTCCCCGACCCGGCGGGGTTACAACCTCCCCTTCCCCCTTCCGCCGCACGACTGTAGACATTACCTCCGCAACCCGCTTGCCCCCACCCCGCAACCCCCTACCCCGCAACCCTACCCCGTTCCCAGCCCCATCCTTGCCCGTTGCCTTACCTCCTACGGCCTGCTTGCCTCGCCTTGCGGCCTGCTTGCCTCGCCTTGGCACGGGGGGCTTTCGTTTGCCGTTTCGCCGTTCGCTCTGCTTTGCCTGTCGTGCCTCCACTTTTCGTTTCCCGGCCAGTTTCGACTTTGCTTGCCGAGATGCCAACTTCTGCGTGGTATTCTCTCGCACCATGTTCACCGAGCCTCCATAATAGTTGTTGTCGTTGGACACAATCGAACGCCATCTTACTACACCGTTCTGCCCGCTCGCGGGGCAACGGCGGGCCAAAGTCCAACCCGCCACACCCCACCCCCTTTACACTGACATAACGCTGTTCCCCACTTTTAGTAGTTACAGGCCGCTCCACAAATACGACCCTTCCATCCGGCCCTTCCCCACAGATACGCCCACGCTTCATCAAGGCTTTGTTGTTGTCCCCCGGCAGTGCCGGCCGTATCCGCCCACATTGCGGGCAGACCACATACTGTGTTTCACTCATGCTACACCCCCCTTCGTTTTGCGTTTCGCTGCTTTTACCTCCTGCTGTTGTCCCTTCACAGCATTGACCAACACCCGCCCCGCCCGTTGGAACTTCGCTCGGTAGTCTTCCCCCATCGGCTTGTTGCACGATACGACCAGCTGTGTCCACCGCTCGCGGCGGTCATAGCTATGCACCAAAAGATATTCGGCCATCGAAACCGCCTTGCTGCCGTTCCATTCCACCATAACGAGCTTATCCTTTGCCCGAAGTTGTCTGATGTAATGTTCACCACCAGCACAGTTCTTTAGCATCTTGGCAGCAGTTACCAACTCGGCCGGGTCTTTAACCAACCGAAGAACATTGCCCCCAAACTTTACCGAACCCTGGAATGGGAATGGGGCGGAAGCAAACCGCAGCTTACGCATATCTTCCTTTTCGATACGGCGTTGGGCCCAACCCCGAAAGTCCTCGAACGTGCGACACCGGGCTAACTGTTCTTGGGTTATATGCTCCAACTCATCAAACAGCCCCTCGCCTTCGGCAGCCCACTTCTCCCTATGTGCTGCCAGGAATTGTAGGACATACGGCGGAAGCCCCTGTTGCACCGCCTCCACGAACCTGCCGGGCAGCCCATACCCTTCAGCCGCCACCATCGTCGGTGTCGGGAACTCTGTAGCACCGTTCGATAGGTTGAATACCTTGGCTGTAGCTGCCATGACATCGAACGGGCCAAAGTAGAAGAGGTACAAGTCGCGGCCCCGGTGGCACTGATACCAGTCCGCATAAACAGTATAAATATCCCAGTACCCCATCAGACCAACCCATACATCACTCGGTCGAAACCCAGTGATGTTTTGAATGTGATCCAACAAACACTTTTGCTTGGGGTTTACCTTAACGGTCGGTTCCTGCCCCATAAGCCGGTCATAATTGGTAATACCCCCGTACTTGCCGCCAACACCGATAAGACCACCACCACGTTTCGGCCCAGGGTCACGAAACATAGCATGTCGCCCCCGCATACCCAACCCATCCAACACAGTCATTGCATACGACTTTGCCTGTTCCTCCGTATAACCAGCTTCGCAAGCCTTGCGGTAACTATACAAAGTCCGCATGTATTGCAGAACAGTCAGCTTTTCACGCAACGTCGCACTCTTTGGCAAAGCCATAGTTCATTCCCTTATTTAGAGTTTGCCACAAATAAAAACCACGTTTCCTATCCCGGTCGCCAGCATAATTCCCCAGCGTATATCGCGGGGGCTTTACTGTTCACCCCCCAGCCCCAGCAAAGCCCCAAAGTTGTCAACGTTCTTCCACCCCTGCCTCTCTCGCTTCGGTTGCGGAGCCGCCGCGAGTACGTATTCACCTTCCCCCAAAGAAAGCCAAGGGGGGAACCCCCCACCGTGGCCGTTCCGCATTTTCAGTTCGATCTTGTTCGTTACGTTGTAGCGAACCTGGATATCGTCGCGTAATTCGCCCCCAGGGTGTTCGGCAGTCGCTTCGGTCCTACCATGTCGCAACTCCACATACCGGCCGCCCTCGGTGTACTCTTTGCCCCGCTGCACCCACCGATGGAGTATCGACTGTACCTCCTCGACGAAGCAACCCTTGCAGAAGTGCTTGTTGGTCCGCCATTTCCCGTTCACGTACTCGCCCCATGCCCAGACATTGCCAAGGCCAGTATCTTCGATTTCGTAGTGGGCGTAATACTCCGGTGTACGACCCCCCAGCCGGGCCAGTCGCCTCTTTTCGTATTCCCGCTTCATCTCGGCCAATGCCCGAAGGGCTAGCAACCCTCGGTTCTTACTCTTTAGGTCGTTCAATACACCGACCACCTTGCGTTCCTCTCGCTTCGGGGCCTCAACCGGGCCGCCGAAATTGCTGCAAGATACATTCGGGCAGGCCCAGATCGACCCTTTGCCAGCCATATACCTGTTGCGGACACGATGGCCCCGTCGTTTGTTGGTAACAATTTGTTCTGGCGTAGCCCGCTCCGCAAACGTGCCGCATTCGGGGCAGGGGAACAACCAGTTCATTTCCTCCGCCTTCTCATGGTCCTCGACCAGTTCCACCGACCCTTGTATTTGCCATCGCCATACGCCAACCTTGCCGGTTCGCTTACCCTCCGATAGTACCTCGACTTGCTGCAACGTCCGCAACAGCCGCGTATCACTTTGTTGCGACGCTGGGTAAAACTTACGTTCGTAGAGGTTGTACTCGCTGGCGAACTGGGTGTTGCAACCCCCACACTTGGTCCTTGCGAGGGGCATGAAGTATTCGTTTTGGATGTGCATAGCCATAACTATTCTCCCTAGTGTTTGTAGGTACTAAACATTTCCCTGCCAACCTCGCCGCACCCCTACGCATCTTCCGGCATGTGTTGGGGGTACAATGGGGTCGGTCGCACTACACGCCGACCCAGCCCCCGCGAGGGCTTGGCCGGGGCTTGGCCCCCAGTATAACCGATTCGGGGCGTCAATACTGACACTCCGAGATCGGTACGAGTGTCATGCACTCGCGGTGATCGTAGCCGGTATGCACGCCACGCCGGCAATAGTCGCACGCCGAGGCGTGCAGTCCTCTGGTCAGGCCGTAGCGTGCGGCCTCTGTCTCGATTTCGTGTGCAGACCCAGCGGTCAGCAGATCAATTAGCCGGTCGTATTCTCGCATCATTTTTCTCCCGGCCCTTGCGGGCCAACTGCGTTTCACCTCGCCAGGTTGCGGCAGTGTGCCGCAAGTACCCGTTGCCGGATGCGAGCCGGCTTACGCTGACGGGCAGAGCGGATTAGACACCTTGCCTGGTTGGGGGTTTACCGCTTTCGCGTTACGATATCCGAAACCTGCCACCCGAAAGATAGCCACCGACCTGTTGTTGGCTGAATATCCTTCCCTTCTACAGTCCTTGCCAACCGCACCGACCGTTCCTCAATCTCGTAATAACCTTTGACGACAATGTTCTTCACAGCAGAATCGTCGGCAGGGTAGCAGTAGTCATACCGTAGCATATCCAGCGGGAAGTACCCAACCCCCGTTACTACAAAACTCTGGTAATAACCAGCCATGTCACACCTCATTTGTTGGAGTTGTTGGCGTTTGCCGTGTTAATAAAAACCAGTTCCGGGGGCTGGGGTAGCACGATACCCCAGCCCCCACCACTCGCGACTCTACCTTCCCGCTAGCTTGGCAAGTGCCTCTGCCAAGCTACTAGCCTCCACCACAACCAGCCCACGCATCAGCCCAGCCTTTACCCCTTCCCGCCGCTCGCCGTCGCCAACCCCGGCCTCCTCGAACGCCTCGTTGGTCTCACGCTGCTCGCGTTGCTCGTTGGTGTCACCCGCCACCGGCTGGTCCGCTTCCCACTCGTGGTCCGCAACCAGTTCCCATTCGCCCAACACGTAGGCGACAACGGGCAGTTTCATCTTTCGTATCGGTCGCCCATACTCATTGTACGAGCCTTCATCCACCACGTCGCCTTGCAGTGGGACCACCCGGTATGCGTTGACTAACCCACCACCTGCATCATAATACCGATAGCGTTGAATGACCACACCACGCTCGCCACATCCTACCACAACCCGTTGCCCGATTGCGAAGCTAAACATAGCACACCTCCAAAAAGGGAAAAGAGAAACACAACACAAGACACTACTCGCTATCATATCTGCCACAACCACCTGCCCCAGACATCGCCAACGAGGAGGTACCCCGTCGTACTCGCTGCAAAGACCTGCCACCCTGCTTGCCGGTGCTTATAGTTAGGGCCAGCAAGCTCAGCAACCCATACTAGGTCACACAACGGAATAAACCCCATCTTTGCTTTCCTTATGTAATGTAAGCGTTACCTAACCACCATTCCTACCACCATCTTACCACCATTCCTACCACCATCTTACCACCATTCCTACCACCATCTTACCACCATCTACACGCCGACCCGGACCAGGGGGTAGTGGGGGGCGGCCTAGCCGCCGGGGTTGGGCAGGCTGGGGGGACCGGGCAGGCTGGGCGGACTAGGCCCCTTGGGGCGTGCGTCGGAGATACGCAGGCAAACGGACCCACGC